ATTCCCAAAATGCTATAATAGGAACATATTGTAACAAAAGGAGTTCAAAATGAAAGCACTGCAAGCCTACATTGATCGTCAAAACAAATACCAGGCCTTGTTCCGGGGTCAGCGTACAGAACCCTTGTATGAAATTCAAACTGCGGCTGGGCGTAAGCGAGTGGCTGAAATGATTGACTGCGCTCTCAGTCCTGAAAACCTTTCCTGTGATGGTGAACTGCCTCGTGCAGAAGTCAATCGACGCTACCGCGAGCTTAATGCGGCCGCAACTGCCCTGATCAAACTGGATCCTAGCATGGCCCAGTACATGTGTGAATTCGGTTGACCAATAATTCCCAAAATGCTATAATAGAGACTAGTTTAACACAAAGGAGTCCAAAATGGGTACACGTTCAAGAATTGGTGTCATGCACGGTGACAAAGTCAAATCAATTTACTGCCATTGGGACGGCTATCTAGAGCACAATGGTCAGATCCTGCAAAATCACTATGATAGTGCTCGTGCCAATCACTTGGTGGCGCTGGGCGACATGTCAAGCCTGGGTCCAGTGATAGGTCAAGCACATCCGTTCTCCCAGTTTGAGATCAAAGAAGATGACTCCGAGCGTGAAGCCAAATTGGCCTTGATGGAACTGGTCAAGAGCGAAGGCTGGTGCACCTTTTACGGTCGAGATCGCGGCGAATTGTCCAGCTGGAAAGTTGCCAACACCTTTGAAGAATTCCTGGAGCAAGCAGACGGCTGTTGCGCTGAGTTCTACTACATCATGAAAGATGGTGTGTGGTATGTTGGTACCACATACGAAAACACTCACCCTCTCAGCAAGAGGTTGACTCTGTTGAGCGAGGCTCTGCAAGCAGAAACGGTTGACCAATAATTGCCAAAATGCTATAATATGGACATGTTAACGCAAAAAGGAGTTCAAAATGGAAATTGAATACACATTGACTGGTGCTGTTGAAGACTATGGCATGTTTACAGAACTTGGCAACGCCGCAGTTCATGCCTTGGTTGTGTCGGCTCGTGAGAACAAATTAACGTGGCCCCAGACCTATCGTGCTCTGTGTGCATTGGGCGAAGAAAAAGGCTTTGGCGAAGCTGGTGACACTGCTGTTCGCGAATGTGTGTACTCCGCTCTGGGATTCCGCACACCTTTTTATTGCTAAGGAGCCAAACATGCCTGGATTTGTTGATGTGTCAAATATGACTGCTTTGGAAGTTAAACGCCTGGGACAAATGGATGACCATGACGAGGTGTCTTATCATACCTGGCAACCCAAGCCCAAGCCTGCTATGGTTGGTCATCCTGGTTATGCTGTAGCAGATGTGTGGGGTGCGGCCTGTGCCGCTCAACGCATCAACGGTGAGTACCTCAAAGAAGGTCGCAACATCATGGGCGAGCAAGGCGAAGTGCTGAGTACCACGCCACGCAACCGTGATGTCATGTTGCAATTCCTACATCACCCTGAATGCCTGTTGCCAGAAGATATTGCAGAAGGTGCGGAGTGCCAGAATTTCCTGCGCAATGATCTTACCTTCCGTGCGCTCAAGGGTCAGCTGAATGACTTTGATCAAGCCACTAGTCAGGTACTGGCAGTGACGGATCGTTTCTTTCCGCAGAAACACAAATACGAGCTGGCAGTGATTGCCTGCTTGCCCCAAAGCCGTCTGCGCAGTATGGCTCGTCAAGAATCACAGGCCCGCATAAAGAAAGCCACCGGTGGCACCTTTGGCTCTGTAGGCGACAAGGTAGGCATGGATGTAGAAGTGGTGAGTGCCAGTTACAGCCAGAACTTCAACATCCACTGGATCAATGCTGTGAATGACGCTGACCAGCCTGTGTTCTTCAGCTATCGCAATCCACTCACAGCAGGTGTGCGACTCACTATTACTGGCACAGTAAAAGGCCACCGCGATGGTAAAACTCAACTCAACCGTGTTAAAATTGTCTAAGGAGACACTATGAAAACTCTCATTGCAATCACCCTCACACTGGCGCTGTCTGCCTGCCATACTGCATCTGGCCTTGTACAAGGTGCCGGCAAGGATTTGTCTGCCGCAGGCAAGTGGATTGAACCCAGTAAGTAACAAATAAGGAACTATCATGAGCAAACTCATAATCGGATTCATCTTAGGTGTGGTGGTCAGTGCCGTCGGCTTTTCGGGCATTGCTCGAATGTTTGACAAGGGTGTGCAAACCATCCAAGACCAAAGCAAGGAATTGGCCCAGTGATTCGGGCAAACCAAATCAAAATTATTGCAAAAGTGGTTGACCATAAAATGCTCTTTTGCTATAATATTGATATGTTGAGCAGTAATGCAAAACATTTTTTAAACTCTGTAAGTAAACTTTGAAAGGCAACATTATGTCCGCAACTGAAAAAACTTTTACCGTGGCTGGTACCGCAATCAACGCCGATGGCACCGTTAAGGCTCGTTTTGCAAACGACCTGGTAGCCCGTATCAAGATTCTAAACAAGTCTGGATGCACTGAAATTAACTTGGTAGAATTGCCCCGTGCAATGACCAAGATGGAAGCTCTGCAACACTTGCAGGGTCTGGGTATCACCGAAGGTGATGCTGGTTACGTGGTAGCCAACAAGCTGGCTGAACGTGCCAAGGTCGCCAAGAAAGGCGAAGTCAAAGTGTCTGCTACTGGCGTCAAAGCCAAGGCCAAGGCCACTGTTACTCCCGAGCAATTGGTCGAGGCAGCAAAGGCCTGATTGGTAACTTTGCACACAAACAAGGCGACTTCGGTCGCCTTTTTGTTGATTATTTTGCCAGAATCATAATTAATATATGCAAGAAACAGATCCATTGTATGAATATGTGCGTACAGTAATGCTAGAGGTCATGGCAGTTTTGTATGCCAACGGTCAACGACACCTCCATGTGGGTGCCATGATGCGCCTAATTGGTGTGGATGAAGAACGGGCCGCTCTGCACGATGATGATCGTATTGATATAGATGAAAGTTTTGCTGAGCTGGCAAATGACGTAAATATCAAGTATCTACTGCAATCCAGAATCCCCGATGGGGCCACAATCCACTAAATGAGTATTTCTAATTTTCGTACAGCCGAACCTCTGTACATTGTAATCCTGCGCAGTCAGCAGGCCGAATCACAGTTGAAGACTTGGATTCGCACACACAAGATAGAACATGCATCAGTGTCGGGTAACAAATTGATGATACATCATCAACAGGCTTTTGAGAATTTTAGATTGACGTGGACACACGACTGGGACTTGGTCACAGTATGGGACACCTGGAACAAGCGACACATATACCTTTAGGGTGGAGTGCCAAATGCCAGGTTTTTTGCTTGACATTGTGAACAACACAGTGTATAATTATTACTTTACAAAGGAAACATCATGACACAACATGAACAAATCGTCGCCGCTTACGAAGCTTACATTTCAGAAAATGAAAAATTCACAACCAAAGGTGTCAAAGCCGCTGCCGCTCGTGCCCGCAAGGCCCTGCAAGAAATGAGCAAAGGCATCAAGGAACGCCGCAAAGAGATCACTGCTGAGAAAGAAGCACTAGCCGCAAAATGATCCAGGATCGAGAACAGCAATCACATAAACACCACGAAGAATCATGGCCATTGTTTATGTCCCGGGAACAGCGAGAGCAATTGATCCGAAACAAGTTTGCTCGCGCCGCCCAGCATTTTAAATTTCATGGAGAAAACTATGTTCGAAGCAACCCTACAGGAAACATCTTACAGAACCGCTGATCAAGTCAACTCAGCCATGTTGCGTGTGTACAATCACATGCTGATGGCCATTGTAACTTCAGCAGTGGTAGCAGGATTGGTAGCATCCAGTCCGGCCGCAATGGCATTCTTTTTCACTGGAGTGATGAAGTGGATCACGCTGTTCTTGCCACTAGTGGCAATATTTGGAGTGAGCTATGCACTGGCCAACAACCCACCACACCCAGTGGCTGTGGGCCTGTTGCATGGATTTGCAGGCATCATGGGCATTAGCCTAGGGGCCATTGTGCATGTTTATACCACAGGTAGCTTGGTAATGGCGTTTGCGTCAAGTGCCATTCTGTTTGCTACCATGAGCTTTTACGGATACTTTACCAAACGCAGTTTGGAGAGTATGGGACAGTTCTTGATTGTGGGACTGATTGCAATCATCATTGCAAGTATTGTAAACATCTTCATTGGCAGTTCGGTGATGACCATGGTTATCTCTGCCATTGCAATTGTGATATTCTTGGGCCTCACAGCCTACGACACACAGCAAATCCGTGAAATGGTCAGTGTAGACAATCCAGATACACCTGCAGAAATCCTAGGTGCGCTTACCCTGTACATGGACTTCATTAACATTTTTGTGAACCTACTGCAACTGTTTGGCACTAAGAATGACAACTAAGATTGTACAGGTAATTGAGGATCCCAACAACCCCGAAGAACTGTTGTTGGATCTTGGCACTGAATTGTGTGAAGAGCTAGGCTGGAAAGCAGGCGACACAGTTCAGTGGATTGACAACAAAGACGGAACATGGCAGATAATCAAATCGACTGGACAAACAATCTAACAGCAGATTCTTCTTATGGCGCTGTTCCCACGCTAACTGTTAGCAACGGCGGTGTGGGATATCAAACAGATACCATATCAACTATATCTCTCACTAATACCACTGGCATTGGTGGATACACCATTGGTGGACTCAACGGTGCTACCGGTTCCAACACTGTTTGGACCACAAACACCATAGGTGCAGGCAGTTATCGTATTAACGATTCTGCTGCCGTACTTGGCGCCAACGGAGGGCTAGAATTAAAAGGCGACGGTGCAGATCTTACCATCAATGGCAAGAGTCTCAAAGGTTGGATGGAAAAGGTTGAAGAACGACTGAACATTCTTACACCAAACCCCGAACTGGAACGAGAGTGGGACGAACTGCGCCGACTGGGCGAACGCTATCGCAAACTGGAAAAGAAATGCCAAGAAAAAGCAGAAGTATGGAACAAACTGAAGTCAATGCCCAAGCCGGTGGTAAAATGATAACACCAAAGCAACGCATCCGGCATATTGTGAAGTGGATCAAACAATACGCAACAAAAAACAAGATCTCTACACTAGTTGTGGGTATCTCGGGCGGGATTGACTCGTCAGTTGTGAGCGCCTTATGCGCCGAAACTGGACTCACAACCATTGTGGTGCAGATGCCCATTCGCCAAAACAAGACCTTGAACAATCGCAGTTCAATGCAGGCCACTTGGTTGATGGAACGCTACCCAAATGTCACACACATGAGCATGGACCTGACGTCTGTGTTTTCTGCGTTTGAAAAGAAAACTGCGCCGTTTTGTGATGCAGAAAATGCATCACAAGTTGAACTGGCTTTTGCAAACAGTCGCGCACGTTTGCGTATGATGACACTGTATCAAATTGCACAATGCCATGGCGCTATTGTGGTGGGCACAGGCAACCGAGTGGAAGACTTTGGTGTGGGCTTCTTTACCAAGTATGGTGATGGTGGTGTGGATATTTCACCTATCGGCGACTGCATGAAAACAGAAGTGTGGGACATGGGCAGAGAGTTTGGTCTGCCACAAGAAATCATTGATGCTGCACCCACCGATGGCCTGTGGGACGATGACCGCACTGACGAAGGACAACTGGGCATGAGCTATCCAGATCTTGAGCGCATGATGGCCTTGGACTTTTTGCAACGATGCAAAGCTGTGGATTCTGACATGCCCGGGAGTGCCAAATTGTCAGCAGACGATAGAAAAAAGCTCAAACAGTACCAAGCGACTCGAGCTAGAAACATGCACAAGATGCTGCCAATACCGGTCTGTAAGTTTTGATAGATAACTGCGCTGTTTACTCCAAAACGGCACCTTTTTGGCCCGGTCTTAACCGGATCTCTAACCATCTGAGTAAGTAAAACTACCATGAAAACACAAGTAAACTATATCAGTGATCGACTTGCTACCTGGAGCTCACGTTTGTTTAAAGTCGCAGGACTTTGGGCAATTGCGTTGGTTGTAATAGCAGTGTGTAATCACAAATTAAATGAACTTCGCTCAGGCGTAGAATCAATGCCAGCTGGGTATGTAACAGCTCAAGAAAAAATCCGCCAACTTGACTGCTTGACTCGCAACATCTATTGGGAGGCAGCGTCGGAGCCTTTTGAAGGCAAAGTAGCAGTGGCTCAAGTCACAATGAACAGAGTGCAAGACGGACGTTTTGGCGATAGTGTCTGCGGGGTGATCTATCAGAAAAACATTTTCTACGAAAAAGTAATTTGTCAGTTCAGTTGGGTGTGTGAAACCACACACAAAACTCGACCAGTGTACCCGCCCTTGTGGGCCGAATCTGAACTGGTGGCCAAAAAGGTCCTGTTGGAAAACTTCCGTTTGCCCGGATTGAAAGAAGCACTTTACTACCATGCGGACTATGTTAGCCCGGGCTGGAAAAAGCCCAAAATTGACAAAATTGGTCGTCACATTTTCTACGGAGCATAATCATGCCTTTTAAGTTTCCCATAACAATTGTTGCCATTCGCGAATACCTTAAAAACAGTTTAGCAACACTTTCAGCAGATACCTTGGGCTGGTTGGCAGCCATTGTGTTACATTGTGCAACCTTGCCCACTTTTTTGGCCTTGATGACTGGATTGTCAGATCGAACCCCGGGTCTGGACATGATTTTGTTCTTGTGGGGCGGTTTGGTCTTGCTGTTCTTGCGGGCAGTGGTACTAAAAGACATGCTCAACATCATCACAATTGGCTTTGGTTTTATACTGCAAGCAGGGTGCATGGCCTTAATACTTTTTAAGTAATTGACAAATAATCCCAATCATGCTATAATCAACGCATGTTTAAGATAAGTCGACCTCACAAAACACTGCGTCAACGTGACCCAGATTTTACGTTCTCGCCCGACGGCATCAAAATAGTGCCACGTGCTAGTTTTGAGATCAGTTCAGGGTGTCCTTACAACTATCGAGAAATCATTCAAGAATGCATTAGTCACGGTTGGCTCAAGCCTGTGGCCCACATGCGCGATGTTGAATACACCATGGAGTTACTACGCAAATGATTGATGACGAAAAAGACACTGCATATTCTGCGGAGTATGACGCCTACTACAATCCAGTAACCAATGAATGGATTGACACCAAGTGTGACGATCCCACTTGTGAGTTTTGTTCTACCCGCCCTGCACAACCTTTGAAAGACCTACCATGAGCATGCATTTACACCACCCCAGTCTCAGTCTTGGCGGCAAGCGTAAAGGCAAGGTAAAATTCCGCAATGCCGAAGAAGCAAAAAAAGCCCGCGAGCTTGATGCTTCATGGAAAGAACTGCAAAAAAAGTGGGAAGTGGATGCTGATGACAAACGCCGCAGTCGTGCTATGAAAGCACCTGCACTGGACTACAAATTGAGCACACCCATAGGCCGCCCTAGTGGACATGCAATTCCCAGCCGTGCTGACTCTGTGTTGGGTCCTGTGTCCAGCAAGGCAATCCCACAGTACACTGGCACCAAGATGATTGGTGTGGGCACCATGCACAAGTCCAATGCTGTGCCCATCTTCTCAAACGAAGAAGCACATGACATAGCAACCATGCGCCGTGGCTAACAACGACTTGTATTCAACACCAGAAGCCAGACTAGACACTGTTCTAGGTGATGCCGGCTTCTGGGTACGAATGCAAAAGTGTCGACTGTCAGAAGAAGGCAAAAAGCATTGTAAGACTGACCTAGATACAAGGGCATGGTTCCAGGACACATACGGTATCCGGTTGTTGCCTTCGGACACACACATGATTGGATACAATCGAGAAGTTGAGATTGTGGATGAGCAAAAGTACATGATATTTTTATTAAAATGGTCATGAAGAAAAAACGTTTACTAACTTATAGAGGAGAACACCAAATGGAAATGACTACATGGGAAAAACAAGAAGTGGTACGACTACTCAAAGGAGCACCGGGCACACAGTACCAAGAAGCAGATGACGAAACCCGGCATATCATGCGTGACTGGGTCAGGAGTTTGTTGGACAAACAACCTATCACAGTGACATTTGTCAAGGCAGATGGTACAGATCGCACCATGAGATGCACACTGAATTGGAGTCTGATTCCGGAAAAACTCCCACTGGCGGTTATGTCACACAGTGCTTCCATTGTAGGACGTGTGGACGGGCTAGTAACCGAATCCGCTAAACCCCAAAAGCAACCAAAAGAACCTGATCCTGCTGTGATCAAAGTGTACGATTTGGACGCCGCAGCCTGGCGCAGTTTTCGAATGGACCGACTGAAGAAGGTTACTGCTGAGTTGGACTTCAACTAAGTAACTGCTTATATGGCCAAACACGAAGATATTATAAACATGGAGGGCAAAGTGGAAGAAGTGCTGCCTGGCGCCATGTTTCGGGTGAAACTAACCGACATTGAAAATTTAATTTTAGCACACTTGTCCGGACGTATGCGCAAGAACAACATCAAAGTCCTGTTGGGAGATCGAGTAGAAATGGAAATCAGCCCGTATGATCTCTCCAAAGGACGTATCACTCGTCGCAAATAAATACAAGATGGAAATACGCGATCACATCAATCTTGTAGAAGCAAGCACCCGTCCAGCAAAACTGGAAACCACCCCTCTCCCTTACGGCCCAAAAGATCTTGAGCCTGTAATGAGCAGAGCCACAATAGACTATCACTTTGACCATCTAGCCAAAGGCTATGCAAAGCGTTACAATGCAGGAGAAGGCAATGCGGATTTTAATCGTGCTGGCAGTTTTTTACACAATAAGTTCTTCCCTCAGCTTCGGGCTCCTAAAGCCACCAACCGCCCCCGCGGCGCAGTACTCACGCTGATTGAAGACAACTTTAAAACCTGGGAAGATTTCAAAGAACAGTTTAAAGAAACTGCAATGAAGATTCAAGGATCAGGTTGGGTATACCTGAGCACTGGTGGCTCAATCAAGACCATTGCCAATCATGCAGTACGCACAGACATCTGCTGTTTGGTAGACTGGTGGGAGCATGCCTGGGCGTTAGATTATCAAGCAGACAAAGAAGCATATCTCAACAACATGTGGAAGATAATCAACTGGGACGTTTGCAACGAAAGACTATAATGAACTTAACTACATCAGCAACAGACAAACTCAAAGATATTCTTGCAGAAGAAAATAACCCCAACATCAAACTGCGTGTGTTTGTGCAAGGTGGTGGATGTTCAGGATTCAGTTACGGCTTTACACTAGACGAAGTTCAGGCCGAAGATGATTTTGACTTTGCCTACGGCGATATCAAAGTTCTTGTGGACAGCATGAGTATGCAGTACTTACAAGGTTCAGAAATTGATTATAAAGAAGACACCATGACATCCAGCTTTGTAATCAACAATCCGCAAGCAGTATCAACCTGCGGATGTGGGTCAAGTTTCTCAGTTTAACTGTAGAAACTCAGCGTGAATATTTTCCATTCTCCGTTTTGATAAATTTCTGGATAGTTTTCAGTGGTGTTATACACCATGTCACCATTTTGTGGCGACAAACTATTAATTTGAAGTTGTGTTAAATTAGGCAATCTAAATGCACTACTAGTACCAGTAGTGATTACGGTGTTGGCAATCACAGTGTCAACAATTAAAGTATTAGAAGTTGTTATATTTCCCGCAGCGGAAATTGTACCATTGGTGGTGATATTACCACTTATAATATTGCCACCTATAATATTGCCTGTGGCTGAGACAATGCCGCCAGTTGTGATATTGCCACCAGTGACATTACCAGTAGTACTAACTGCACCGCCAGCTGGGGGAATTACATTACCAATAAAATTTGCACCAATTACATTACCTGTAGCCGAAACAATACCACTTGTTAATACATTGCCACCAGTAATATTGCCAGTAGTATTAACTGCACTGCCTGCAGGTGAGATTACGTTACCAATAAAATTTGCACCAATTACATTACCTGTAGCCGAAACAATACCACCTGTTAATACATTGCCGCCAGTGATATTGCCAGTAGTACTAACTGCACCACCAGCTGGGGGAATTACATTACCAATAAAATTTGCACCAATTACATTACCTGTAGTAGACACAGTGCCTGTAAATACTGGATTAATTTTTTGAGCTTGCACAAATGCAGTAGTAGCCAATTGAGTGTTATTGGTACCATTAACAGGTGTAGGAGCAGTAGGAGTTCCTGTAAATGCTGGACTGTTTTTTTGAGCTTGAACATAATCTTGACTGGCTATCGGAGTCCAGGTATTAGAGCTGTTATAAGCACTCAAGAGATCAGTTCCATTGTTGTACCAAAGTTGTCCGGTTATTGGAAGTAGTGGCGCTGTGGTATTACAGAAATTTTCCAGAATTACCACATAGTTTTCGTTTTCCGCAAGACCATAGCTGGTAACTCCGCGTCCTACCAAATTAACGGATGTAGCGGTGGTGTTTATTGTGCCATCAGGTACTACCGCTACAATGTTACCTCTGCTGTTATTGATTACATAACTCATCGATTGCTCCAGTTTGATGTATTTAGTAGCTAAACACAAGCCAACTCATTTGGTAAATACAACAATAGGACCAAAACCGTATGACCCAGCAAATAATCAATGTAGGAACCGTGGCCAATGACGGGCAGGGAGATAGCCTGCGCACCGCCTTCATTAAAACAAACGACAACTTTAGCGAACTTTACAGTGATACGTTTACTATTCCTACTATTTTAAACGGCAATTCTAATGTATGTGTAAATGCCAATTCCAACATTACTTTTGCTGTGGCTGGAATATCAAATGTGATGGTTGTAAGTTCCGCTGCGGTGTCAATCGCTGGTGATTTAACTGTGTCTGGGAATACTAATATCACTGGCAACGTTGTGGGCACTTCAATCTCCAATGGCAACACAAGCATGTCCATTCCAGCAATCGGTGGCAATGCTTCGGTATCTGTTGCAAATGTAGCTAATATAGCTGTTTGGAGCACAACCGGACAATTTGTTTCTGGTCAAATGTCAGTGACTGGAAATATCAATGGCGCCAACTTAAATGCCGCTGGAATGATAAATGCAGGTACTTCTATTGTGGGTGCTACACTAAGCTCAACTGGCAACGTGATCACTGTGGGCATTGTTGGCACAGGTGATTTTTCGACTACAGGCAACGTTACAGCTGGAAATATTGTGGGCACCTTGGTTACATCAAGTGTCAGCATAAGTGGTAACGTCACTGGTGGCAACATCTTAACTGGCGGACTGATATCAGCCACTGGAAATATCACAGCTGGTAATTTAAATGCTGCTGGGCTAAGTTTGAGTTCAAATGTTGTGTCGGCAATAAATTCAACCAGCAACATCACAACCACTGCTAACATATCTGGCGGTAATATACTTGGCACAGTAATTGGTAATTTAACTGGTGCTACAATTTCATCAAGTGGTAACATTACTGGTGGAAATCTACTAAGCGATGGATTGATTTCCAGTACTGGTGACATCACCGCAGCCAACTATTTAACTAGTGGATTGATTTCAGCCACTGGCAACATCACCGGCGGTAATATATTAGGTGGTGCTAATGTTAACGCAACCACACATACAGGTACTACAGTTTCTGTAACTGGTACCATCACAGGTGCATCGGTAGTTGGTGGCGTAATAACTGGTAGCAGTGTTAGTGTGTCAGGTACAGTGATTGGTGGAGGAATTACCGGATCCAGTTTAACAGTGTCAACTGGTAGCATCACTGGTGGCAATATTATAAATGGCAACGGAAACGGTATTGGCAATATTGGTAGCTCGAGTACGTATTTTAACACTGTGTTCGCTATGGCCACATCAGCACAATACGCTGACTTGGCAGAAAAATATCTTGCTGATGCTGAATACGAAATTGGTACTGTGCTTGCGGTGGGTGGCAACCTTGAAGTCACCGCTTGTGTAATAGGCGATCGTGCAATCGGTGCTGTGAGTGAAAATCCTGCGTACAAGATGAACGATGGTCTTGCCAATGGTACGTATGTTGCACTCAAAGGACGAGTACCTGTTAAGGTGATTGGTCCTGTGCGCAAAGGACAACGACTGGTGGCGCACAACAATGGATGTGCTGTAGCTGGCGAACCTCACACCAATGATGTTTTTGCTGTGGCACTTGAAAGCAACGATAGCATTGATGTTAAATTAATTGAAGCAGTGATTTTATAAATGACACAACCTGTTTGGATTACCCCTGCTGGAAGCCTTGGTGTAATACCAGTTGGCGTATTTTTCCAGATCACATTGCTAGGTGAATTGCCCGGAGAACCAGCAGCACAAATTTATTATACTATCATAGCTGGTAAATTGCCCGACGGCATGCAATGTTCTGCCAATGGTGTAATTTCTGGAACTCCAGATGCTGTGGCCAGTTTGCAAGGTGTTCCGCTTGAAGTGGCTCGAGATACCACAAGTAAATTTACTGTGAGAATATATCCTGAGGAAGATCCGACTAACATTCGAGATCGTACATTCACTCTCACTATTGCTGTAATACCCGAACCCACTTGGATTACCCCTGCTGGACAGATAGGATCATACTACGACAGTGATTTAGTGGATTTTCAATTTGAATTTAATGAAGTGTTCACCCCAGACACCACTGTGATCACACTGGTTGCTGGCGCACTACCCGGCGGATTGCGCTTGGGGCTGGATGGATTGCTTACCGGTTATATACAACCTGCACAAAATTTAGATGCTGTGCCTGGATATGATATCACTTCGCAAGACGTTGATCCGTACGATTTCTTAAGTCAAAGCATTAGTAAAAATTATCAATTTACACTGCAAGTCAGTAACGGCCAGTCGTCCAACATAAGAACATTTGAAATCTTTGTGTACAGTCGCAGTCAAATGCAGGCCAGTGATGCAGTGCTAATTGACAATACTACCTTTGTCACCGCAGACGAAACACCATATCAAGCACCATTCTTGACCAACACTATTCCAAGTAATTTGGGAACATTTAGAAGCAGCAATTATTTTGCCTATCAATTTATAGGTGAAAACTATATAAATCAGCCTATCACTTATGCTATATCAGTAAATGAAGGTGCGGGATTTGCACCTGGATTGGTATTGGATCCCACTTCAGGTTGGTACTATGGTTATATTCCTGATCAAGGAACTACCGAAATTGAATACAGTTTTAACGTTGTTGTGTATCAAAATGAATACATTACTCCTGCAATATTAATAACACAAACTGTGGCAGCCACAGGATACATCACAGCCAATTACATTACCAGTCAACTGCAAGAAGGATTGCCCATCAGGTTGGTCAGTAACTTTGGTGGGCTTGCTGCTGGAACTTTGTATTATATTGACGGCATTATCAGTGAGACTGCCATTTGGAATTCCACACTTGATCAAATAGTTTCATACAACACAGTGTTCACAGTAATACAAGCCGATAGTTCGGTACCGCCATTGACCAATGCCACCGGAGCGGTAGACGCCACACTGGTCATTGAATGCACTGGCACAACCACTGGCACCAATCGCATATTATGCTCTAGCACTGCAAATCTAGGAGTGGGCCAACCATTGATATTTACTGGCACAGCATTTGGAGGAATTACTGCGGCTGCTCAAACCATTTATTATGTGATTGAAATTGTCAGTCCTACTGAATTCAAAGTAAGTGATCATCCTTATTCAACAACATCAGTCAATACGTCAGTCACCCTGACCACTGCTTCTGGGTCAATGATTGCCAACATGATTTTGGCCAGCGCAGCGTATCCATTTTCCATGACCATTGCTGGTGCAATAGACGCTGAAGTCACGTGGGACACTCCTGCAGACTTGGGCAGCATTGTAAATGGCTCAACAAGCATGCTCAAGGTGCAAGCAACCAATCGTGGTGGCCGCACTATGAGTTATCGTCTCAAAAGCGGCGCATATAATTCGTTGCCGCAAGGCCTGCAACTCCTATCATCCGGTGATATCGTAGGACGTGTGAGTTTTGACACATTTGCTTTGGATCTTGGTGCTACCACGTTTGATCAAAGTTTTGCTATCAACAGAAACTTGGCCAGTCTTGGTACCACATTTGATCAGACCTTTGTGTTTACTGTTAATGCCTATGCCGAAGATACCAACCAAACCATTTACGAAGTTGCCAGCATACAAGTAAACAACGGCGGTTCAGGATATAGTAATTTAAACAAACCTACCATTGCAATAGGTTCACCAGTTGGCGCCAGTGCTGTGCCTGCTGTGGCTGGTGTTGTTTCGGTGTCAGGTGGTGCTATTACCCAGGTGCTATTGTCTGAAAATGGCAATGGTTATACTTCTGTGCCGACGGTCACAATTACACAAGGGTTTGGAGGGTCAGGGGCTAGTCTTACTGCTGTGATGGCAGCAACTGGCAGTCAAGATGTGATTAGTGTTAACAAAACTTTTACTTTGAAACTAATTCGAGAATACAATCGACCCTATCAAAATCTTTATGTACGTGCCATGCCACCACCTGCAGATCGTGCGTTAATTCGTAATCTACTAGACAATGAAGAAATTTTTCCGCTAGACTACTTGTACCGTGCTGATGATGTTAATTTTGGTAAAAGCACTCAAGTGACTTACGCCCATGCATTTGGACTAGCACCAGACACACTAGAACGGTATGTGTCTAGCTTGTACGAAAATCACTATTGGAAAAATCTTATCTTGGGCGAAATAGCCACAGCACAAGCTATTGATCCTGTCAGCGGCGAAGTCGTGTATGAAGTTGTTTACAGCAAAATCATTGACAATCTTGTGAACGCTGATGGCGAAAGTGTAAACAAGATTATAACACTACCTTATGCCATTGTTGATCCTGCAGACGGCAGCACCATAATCACTTCGGCATATCCCAACAGCTTGATCAACATGCGAGATCAAGTGATTGACGTGGTAGGTCAAATTTCAACCAAGTTGCCGCTTTGGATGACTTCAAAACAACCCAATGGACGGGTGTTGGGGTTTACTCCGGCTTGGGTAATAGCTTATGTGAATCCAGGGCGGGCCAAAGAAGTAGCATACTTTATTCAAACATATTTTGCTCAGCAACTCAATTCAGTTGATTTCAAAGTTGATCGTTATATTTTAGATAGACTGTTGAGCAAAAACTGGGATACAGACGCTCAACATTGGGTTCCACGTCCGCCCACACTGACCACATTTGATCGATTCAGCACTGGCGGCAAAGTGTTTATTGGTACTGTGGATATTTGTACCAGCTTGGCTTGGTCAGATGTTAACAATAGATCACTTGCTTACATCAATAATTTGGGCGGGCTAGATGGTACTATAAATGATGTAGAAGGTAAAACTATAATTTTTGCCAATCAACAAGAATACAACGGTCCGCCGGGCAGTAGCTATCCCACAGCAGATGCTGGGTGGCAAAATTGGTTGGCACCATTTGGTGGGGTTACGGGCATACCTGATACGTATTTTGACACGTTAGGGCTGGATTATTCCACCACAGTGCCAGGTGATGATTTGAGCACGCTCAATGAGCGTATGGCCATATATACCATAAACATCAATCCATTGTCAGGGTGTTTGAATTTAACACTGACCACACAAACCCAAATTGATGATTATGTGCAAATTTTAGAAGGTAACTTTTATAGAAGTGCATTATTGTACTATCCTACTACGCCTGGTGAAGGACTTACAGAAATCAGCTGGTTGTTCCTGCTTGCGATTGTTACAGACGAAACTATATTTGACGAAAACAGTTTGAAATTTATCGCACCAGTGGATATGTACGATCCAACAGATACCTATGATAAATATCTAGTATTCCCCAAGAGCAATATCTTGGTCTAACAAGGACAAAAAATGGCAAGTAATATTAACCCAAACAACATTGACGGATCATATCCAGTAGCTGGACAAGACAACAACAGTCAAGGTTTCCGTGACAACTTTACCAACATCAAGGTAAATTTTCAGTATGCCGAAGAAGAAATCAATGATTTAGAAACCAATTCTATTCTCAAGGCAGCTCTTACAGGATCAACGCTTGACAACAACATGGGCAACAATACCATTTATGCTGTTAACTTAAATGATATCAGTACCACACGAATTGCTGCTACAGGAACTTCAGGCACTATCACACTGAACTATGCATCTGGACAATACCAAACAGTTGCACCCAGTACAGGTTCAATTACTCTTGCCTTTACTAACTTCCCCGCTGCTGGTTATTTTGGTAGTTTGCGTGTGGCCATTGTGGTTACAAATATCACTCACACAGTCACACTGCCAGCCGCAGTCACACTGGGCACAACCGGGTTGCAAGGCTATTCAGGTGGCGTGATTACATTTAACACCACTGGTACATTTGTGTTTGATTTTTCAACATCAGACGGTGGAACAACAATTACCATCAATGATGTGACTCGTGCCAACAATGTGTTGACCAATCCCTTGTTCCTCACAGTGAGTGAAGATCTTGCTGCATCAGCAGCAGCCAGTTTGACCAAGACCACCAGTTACTTTACCACAGCAGCCGCAGAAACTGCTACTCTGGCCGCAGGCGCTGAAGGACAAATCAAAGTGTTTTCGGCAGTTAGTATTGCATCTGGTAGCATGGTGATCACTGTGACCAATGCTGGTTGGAAATCATCCGGAACTGGTACTGCTACATTTGCCGCACTTGGTGCCAGTTGTACACTACAGTACACCAATGCCAAATGGTACTGCATTGGCAACAATGGCGTGACATTTGCTTGATCAAAAGCATTGACCAGGCGTAAAAATCCTGCTACAATGCACTATGGAACATCCACTCATTGGCGATCTCAGCAACCTAACCATAGATGCGTTAGGCGAAAAGATTGCCGATCTTAATCGAAAACTATCAATGGCCATGCGCACCGGAAACGGGCACTTGTGCAATCAAATACGCATGGCTATCGAAAGCCATAATGTCAAGTATCAAGAAAAATTACAAGAATCATACAAGAAATCCGACGCAAACTTTGACAACAAAATCGACATCCAATGAATGTAAGACTACAATACGATTTAGAATTCCTAGCAGGCATCTACTACGAAGATCAGTTGCAATTTAACAGTTATTCAATCAGTGTGAGTTTGTTAACTCAAACTGCGGATGCTGCCAGCAGTAATATTGCACTAGAAAGACTCAAATGCTTTGTGTATCACGACTTGGCCAATACTGTGTTCTTTGGTCCGTCGGATCATGACAAAGCAGAAATGTTTCAAATGCTAGGCACTAATGTTACCACATTGCCCGAAGCACCGGTTGACCAGATTGTTGGCATGATGTTATACTGCAAACTCAATGCTATCATGGAAGGTCGAATGACTGTGACCAGTTTGGATATCTCTAGTGTGTTGGGTGATTCTGTTTGGTACTCGCATGACGACGAAGACAATCTTGGTGTGTTTGCACACTGGCCAGTGGCAGAAGATGCTTGGTGGTACAATCCTTCTGTTCAACACCATACTTTGGAAACAGAATCAACTCCCGACAACGTGGTCAAAGTCACACCAAATGTCTGGCACGAATATGGCCTCATGTGGCCAGAAGATCGCATTGAACCTACTGGCAATACTGTAATCTATCCCAACTTTCGCAAGCATGAAGCAAAATAATCACGGTGAACTGATATTCAACGAAGCAGATCTGGTTGACTTGATCCTGCGTGGATTTGACCCATCTGGGTTTGATGGCATGATTGTGGATTCATCAGTGGACTTGGAAACAGCCGCACTGATGTTGGACAACGTGCCCCGCCTGATTGCATATAATGACTTGATGGAAACCATGCCCACGGAGGAATATGACCGTCAGTGTCAAAGTCGTTGGTACATGAGTGATCAATATCAACAGATGGACATAGCAGAACATGTGCTGAGTCTATGTACCACAGATGCTGAACTACAGCGATGTGGTGAAGAATTACTGTTGTTTCAAGAACGTGACTTGTTCAATCTGTTACGTTATCTCAAATACCTTGTGGATGTGATGACACAGAACAATTTGATTTGGGGCGTAGGGCGTGGATCTAGCACAGCAAGTTTTGTACTGTACAAATTGGGTGTGCATCAAATCAACAGCATGTATTATGAATTAGATCCCGCGGAATTTTTACGTTAAATATTGTTTTAAGGAGATGATCATGGCAGGAAATGTATACAAAACAGCCAGTGGTAAAACATTGGATATGCGCAGTTTGGCACTGAAAAACGAACAGGTTCGAGCAGTTGGCAACATGAAGGTCAATGCCCGTGGAGATGTTATTGATGATGCTGGCTTGGTTACTCATGCCAAACCTCAACAGCTTCACAAGCAATACAGTCAACAGGTTCAAATAAGAAAAGGAAAAGAAGGATGAAACTAGCGTACAGCGCACACCGATTTGACAAACATCAAATCCATCCACTGAATGATTCGGTCATTGTGACTGACATGACGTTTGACGAACGCTTTACCACAGGTGGTATCGTGTTGCTCAATGACAATGGCAAAAGTACAGGCATCCGACCAAGATGGGGACAGGTATATGCTGTTGGCCCTGACCAACAGGATGTTCAAGTGGGACAATGGGTGTGTGTGGCGCATGGTCGATGGACCAGGGGCATTGAAGTGGAAGATGAGACTGGCAAAAAAACTCTGCGTAGAGTTGATCCTAAAGATCTACTAATTGTGAGCGATGAACAGCCACAAGACGAAACATTCTCAGAAGCCATTCACATAGAAGCCAAACCCACTCACATGCAACACAACTGATGACAAAAGATTGGAACGTTGAACGAGTTATTTCAGACTGTCAACGAATGTACTACGGTGCCAACGATCCGTATGTTACAGGCTGGAACAACTGGCCTTGCAAACAAGACCTATATCGTGTGAAATTTGCAGTGGAAGAGATGCTGAAGAACACCGCCACTTTTGCTGGTGAACAAGAATGGCTGGAACAACAACAAAAAGAAAAAATGTGGAAAGTGTTGAGTGACAAATAATCAAAAAAATTCTCTATGAAAATCTGTATTATAGGAAGTGGTTTCACTGGAATGTTAGCGGCCGCTGCAATCAAACGCAACTATCCCCACTATAATGTTGTGATGATTGCCAGTGGGCAAGAGATGAAGTTGCCCGGACTTGGATTAAGTTGTCCGCCAGGGTTTGTTAAATGGATTGCTGACTTGTTAAAAGTTCCAGCTGATACTGCTCTTGTGACAGACATTTTAACCCACACTAACTCTGTTGCCAAAACTAACATGAAGTGGCAAAACTTTCAGTCAGCAGCTGACACAGGATTTTTTAGTGGGTTTCCGGTTGTGCCGGCTGCCGATGTTCTATTAGATCCCGGACATACCAGTCTTAATCTGTTGCCCGAATATCAATTGCCAGGTGCTGACAAATATATGTTGACTGATCTTTGGTACGAACTGTATCTAGCAGGACGCAGAACATTAGATGATTTTGGCCCAGACATCAATCAGTTCTATTGGTATGCAAGTCAACATCGAATCTTACCTCATCACATTTGCAGTGAATGGACAATGCCATCGCTACAAATCAACAGCTGGTCATTTGGTGAATGGTTAAAACAACGGTATCAATCACAGTTGGATCAGGTGTATGACAGCGAAGTAAAAGAAATTAAAAAAACAAATTTTGGGGGGATTCTATCTGTAACGTTAGCATCAGGCAAAGAAATAACTGCTGATTTTTATTTAGACTGTACTGGATTCAGTAGACTACTTGGCAAAGAATTTGATCTTGCATATTCCCGGCCTCCTACAGAAATCTATCATGATACCACTGTGGTTGTGGGCAATGGTTATACCGAAAATGTTGATCAAGAAATGATGCCATATACCACTGGTTATGGCATGGATTATGGATGGACATTTGCTATCAGCATGCAACATTGCAAAAGTTTTGGTTACAATTTTGACAGTAGTTTTATCACGCCAGACCAGGCATTGGAAGAACTAGACTCACTGAGTGATCCACACACACGCACAGTGGATCCTGTGATCATGCGATGGACTCCAGGCAGTTATCAGACTGCTCTAAATAAAAATTTTGCTTTGTTGGGTCTTGCATCAGGGTTTCTTGATCCGTTTGATGCCAACTCAGTTGCACTGCAAATTCGACAAATACAAACTCTTATTGAACTGTTTCAATCTCCGGCAAATATTAACAGTTCTGTAAATGTCTACAATAAACGAACTAATAATTTTTATAACAGTGTGGCCGAAAGACTGGAATTCCATCAGGCATTGGCACCAAGAAATACTAGTGAATACTGGCGTAGAAATCACAACATTGCTCAAAAACGAAAACTTGAAGATTTGATATTTGCTGCCTTGGCTGATCCTGATCACTACACTCCAGCTCGTTTTGCAGGAACTTATAGACCGTACCCAATGCATTTATATCTCAGTGAGAGTTTGTATTATGGATTGGACATGTCCAGACGCTGTAGACAAAGCAGTACAGCCATGCTACAATTAGCAGATGAATACTTTCAATCATTCAACAAATTAAATCAACATCGTGCGCAACTTGCGCCTACACAACGAGAATGGTATGCCGCACATGGCGTAGATCTCAACAACAGCGTGACATTTAGGAAATAACATGAAAGAATTATGGGTAGAGAAGTATCGTCCTAACAAAGTAGACGGTTATGTGTTTGTGGACGAAACACAAAAGGAACAAGTACAGGCCTGGATTCGTGACAGATCAATTCCACACTTGATGTTGAGCGGCCCAGCAGGCACAGGCAAGACCACTCTGGCCAAACTGTTGATCAATGAGCTGGGCATAGATGAATTTGATGTTATGTATGCTAATGGATCTAAGGAAGCTCGCAAGATTGATTGGGTGGATAAACTGATTTCGTTCTGTCAAACCATGCCATTTGGTCGATTCAAGGTTGTGTTAATTGATGAAGCTGACTATTTGGGATTACACACAGTTCAGCCAGCCCTGCGCAACTTGATGGAAGATTACAGTCAAACTGTTAGGTTTATTTTGACTTGCAATTACCCTAGCAAAATTATTGCACCCTTACACAGTCGATGCCAAACATTTCAAATTACCAAAACTGATCACACAGAGTTCACAGCCAGAGTGGCCACTGTGTTGGTTACCGAAGGAGTGGAGTTTGAATTAGATACGCTAGACACCTATGTCAAAGCCACTTATCCTGATCTACGCAAATGTTTGAATCTAGTACAACCCAACAGTCAAACTGGAAGATTGTTGCCGCCATCCGCCAGCGATAAAAGTGTAAAAGACTGGAAACTGGACTGTGTGGGCTTGTTCAAAACTGGCCGTGTGAGAGAAGCTCGCGCTTTGTTATGTCAAAGTGCAGACTCTGAAGAATCCAACGACGTGTTTCGTTGGATGTATGACAACCTAGACTTGTGGGCTGACACAGTAGAAAAGCAAGATCAAGCTATCATAATCATTCGCAATGGTGTAGCTAACATTGCGCTGGTGGCAGATCAAGAAATCAACCTGAGTGCTACTTTAATTGAACTAAGCCAAATCACATGAAAGTCTGTTTTAACGGATGTAGTCTTACAGTAGGTGAAGGTTTTCCTGAACAGGAAAGAGACCAGTACATCTATGACAGACTGTTAACTAAACAGTTTGAATTTGATTCTACAAACGTTGCTGTAGGCGGATCCAGTAATCATGTCATTTTTATGCGATCTGCTAGAGAAATATTATCAAACAAGTACGATTTGGTAATCACTCAATGGTCTGCATTAAATAGAATTTGGTTATATCCAGGACCCGATACTGTGTTTAGTGTAAACGATCAAAAATTTCCTGATTACAAATATAGAAATTTATATTTAAATGCAAGCGAAAAGAAAACTTTTTGCAATACACTTTTGTTAATGAATCATGACTATAACAACATTATAGAACTGATAGACTACTGCAATATATTATCTACGTTGGCCAACAATACTTCGACCAAAGTTATTTTTGTCAATGGCCTACTGCATTGGCAACGTGATCTTACACGTCCATTGTTGCATGATCTTGGTCAGTCGCTTAGTGACTACACTAAATCTATACTGGATTTTGATCATCGGTCCGACGACGAAATTGTAGAATTTTTTACAAAATTGCAAACTAAATTTCAAGACTTAGATCAATCAAAGTGGAGTAATTTATTTACTTCCTTTATGAGTGCTACCACTGACACTGGTCCACAAGGTCACCACCCTGGACCAATCAGCCATAAATGGATGGCTAACAACATTTCTGACTACTTAACTAAAAATTTAATGCTATGAGATATCTAATCCTAACTTACTACAAAAAACCCACAGGTCAAATTGACGAAGTGATGGCAGTGGCCAAAAACCTAAAAACAAGAGACCATGCTACTGCCAATGTTATACTTGACTTCAAGGAGTTAAAAGTGTTAAAATGTAGCATGGGCGGTGTTCAAGTGCCCAGAGACTTTGATAGAATTGTAGAGTACTACATGGAACACTACGAATCTACCATTACCCGATTGTTTAATGAAAATGGATACACAGTTGAATACCGCAAAAAAGACGCAGAAGCACAACCCGCAGAGCCTAATCCTAGTTGATGCGGACGGTGTACTCCTTAACTGGGAGTATGCCTTTGCCATCTGGATGGAACAGCACGGTCACGAAAAGCAACCTGGCTCTGAATTTATATACGACATTGGCGAACGCTATGGCATCAGTCGAGACCAGGGTCGCAAGCTGATCAAACTGTTTAATGAGTCAGCAGCCATTGGATTTTTGCCACCGCTACGTGATGCCATGTACTATGTGAAACGACTGCATGAAGAACATGGCTACGTGTTTCACTGTATTACCAGCCTGTCAACTGATGTAAACGCCAAGCGACTGAGAGAAATGAATCTCAGCAAACTGTTTGGAGACACAGCGTTTGAACTTGTGACTTGTTTGGAAACTGGTGCAGATAAGAATGAGGCCTTGGAGCCCTATCGTGATAGTGGCTGTTGGTGGGTGGAAGACAAGCCCGAGAATGCAGAAGTTGGGATTGAATTAGGATTACGCAGTATATTAATGGAACACGGGCACAACATGAATCATGAGTGCCCGTATCCGGTCGTCAAAAATTGGCGGGAAATTTACGCGATAATCACCTCCTAATCTGCGTACAATTTCAACACTGACCCAATGATGCTGTGGCGTTGAATATCTCTGCCTTCTAGAGCACACACAGCAATACCTGCAACAGGCGTGGCCTGTAATCGTTCACACAGATCCATCAAACCGTTGTCGCCTCTATTGCGATCAGCTTGCTCAATGTCACCTGTGACAACAATCTTGCTACCAGAACCTATGCGGGTCATCAGCATCTTGACCTGGGCCGGAGTTGCATTTTGCATTTCGTCGGCTATAATCCATGAGTTTTTAAAGGTGCGGCCTCGCATGTATGCCAGCGGCGAGATCTCCACTACCTGATCTTCTATCATGGCCAAGATGTCTGCTGGGCGATAATACTCTCGCATGACGTCCAACAGAGGTCTGGTCCATGGTTCCATTTTGGCAACCAAATTGCCCGGAAGGAAACCATGACTTTCTCCCTCTACCCCCACTGCTGGGCGGGTCATTACTATCCTATCACATGTGCCTTCTCTCAGTGCTCGTATGGCCGCTAACATTGCTAGATAAGTTTTGCCTGTTCCTGCAGGACCCACTGTTACTACTATGTCAGCGTCAGGGTTTTGTAATGCCATTACCAATCGTTCCTGGTTTCGTGTGCGAGGGACCAAGTCAATTCTACGCGGTTGTGGGCGTAGAGTTTGATTGAAGTGTATGGTATTTTCCACAGCCTGATTCATCTTTTTTTGTTGTGCTTTTAGGGCGCGATTTCTGCTCAAAGTTTCTATACTCCTTTTGTCCTTGATGGACAATGATATTTACGGTGCAGAAATCTTCAAGATATGTGGACAGATTTGGCTGACATATTGGACTAAGTATTTGGCTTTGCTCCAGAATCTCAATCTGCTGGCCAGACGCCACTCGCCATAAATAAATTACCATGCAGACACATAACAAATTTGGCATCAACGACAAAGAAATCTTCAAGAATCACGAAGATTACTGGCAGGTGGCCGACAACATCAAAGACCTATACATGAGCGACGGCAGTATTGCCACGCTATTAGACATGGAACGTGTGCTGGATGAACTAGACGTATACGCATTTCGCAACTGGGAAATTGGTGAATTAGTAGCCGGTCCTGAAGTGGGCAAGTATCGTGTGTCAGCCATATTCATGTGGCCCAAGAACTTGATGCCTGATCCACGTGGCGGCAAACGACTGTTGCCATTTGACTGCGAAGTTGTATACAAAAAACAAAAAATCAAAATACCTGTTAAGATTGAAACCCCCTCAGACTATCAACCTGGCGGCCATGCAGCACGAATGACTGAAAAAGAAGTTTGGCTGGTGTCAATTACCATGCCCAAAGCCTTAATGAGTGATATCAAAACAGGTTCAATCGAAATGGAAGATCAGGACATTGATCTTGATGATTTGGATCGTGCATACGAGCAGGATCTAGATAAAGAAGCCAATCAAAGTGATCAACAGGCCCAAGATGCACAACAAACCCTACAACAAAACCCCCAACCAGGAGCAGCCGGTGCGCCCCTTGCATGAAGGTCTCCAGTATCGTGATTTAGATGGGCTCATGAAGCCCACTGTTCATGTGGATGAATTCTCAAGCAAAATGGGCGATGACGCTGACATTATTGTGCTCAGCTTCTTTGTGCGTGACAAAGCCGCTGCAAAAGATCTAGTAAGCTGGTTTGAAAAAGGCTATGATTTTGTGCTGGACGCAGATCGTTCGCCTGGTGAAATCAAACCCAATCGTTATCTAGTGTACGTGGAAATGCGCAGACGCTCAGCCGCGCCTGGCAATATCACAGAAATGCTGGAAGACCTAGAAACCCTAACTGAATACGACGCTGCTGACTGGCAATGGCATTACGACGGTAAGAAATATGACTGGGACCCAGAACTGTTTGCCAAAACAGTGCCACTCACACCCAACGACTACACACGCACACACGAGAGTGATCTAAATGAAATGCGCACAGCAGCTGGCCTGCCTGTTCGAAAGATCTACCAACCCGACCCTGAATTAAAGAGCTGGCAAAGCGCCGCTGGTATATAATTCACAATGAAATTAAAGAGTTTTGGCTGCTCCTTTATTTGGGGCAGTGATTTGCCTGATGACGGTCGCAATTTTCCTCGCGCAACTGCCAGTCGATTAACCTGGCCTGCACTATTGGCCCAAGATCTTGAATATGAATATGAGTGTCATGCACGGCCAGGCGCTGGTAATTTGCAAATTACAGAACGTTTATTAAATCAAATCTGCAAAGACGAACACAGCTTGTTTGTTATAGGATGGACCTGGATTGACAGATTTGACTACAACCAAGACAAAACGCACTGCTGGAACACTGTCATGCCTATTGACACTGATCATCGGGCAACTGTTTATTACAGGGACCTGCACTCGCAGTACAGAGACAAATTAACCACGTTGATCAATATTAAATTGGCCATTGATACATTAAAACAAAAAAATTGCCCATTCATAATGACCTACATGGACGAATTGATTTTTGAAACCAAATGGCATGCCACGCCGTCAATTTTATTTCTGCAAGACTATGTTAGACCTTACATGACCAAGTTTAACGGGTTGACTTTTTTGGATTGGAGTAAAAAGAATAATTTTGAAATATCTCCCACCCTGCACCCACTGGAGCCTGCACACCAAGCTGGGTTTGAATTGATCAAAAGTTATAATTTAACACAAGCAAAATAAACACACCCAACACATTGAATTCTTAAATAGACTAAAGGAAACTGCATGACACAACGCATCTTAATCATGGGCCTGCCAGGCTCGGGTAAAACCACACTGGCACGAGAATTAAAAGCACAACTTGAATCAGCCGGCAAGGTGGTGGGTTGGCTTAACGCAGACGAAATACGCGAACAGTACAATGACTGGGACTTTTCCGAAACAGGACGTATTCGTCAAGCCAAACGCATGAGAGAACTAGCAGACAAACTGCCTGCATATGACTACATGATTGCGGACTTTGTGGCACCACTGGTGGAAATGCGCAATGTATTCAAAGCAGACTGGACAATCTGGGTAGACACCATCCGTGAAGGTCGCTACGCTGATACCAATGCCATGTTCGTGGAACCTGACATATACGACTTCCGTGTGCCTGAACAAAACTGTGAAAAATGGGCGGACTTTATTAAGGAGCACATTATCGACAATCGTCGTCGTCCTGTATTTGATTTCAAACGCGAAACTGTGCAAATGCTGGGTCGTTGGCAGCCCTGGCATGATGGACATCGTGCGTTATTTGAGCGATTATTACAGCGCACAGGGCAAGTGGTAATTCAAGTGCGTGATGTGCAGGGTTGGCAGGGGTCAAATCCTTTTGAAGTGGAGCGAGTGAAATCATTTATACGCAGAGACTTAGATCCGCTATATCAAGGCCAATACGAAATACAAGTTGTGCCCAACATTGTGCATATTGGTTGGGGTCGCGGCGTGGGTTATTCAGCAGGCGAAGAAACATTTGATGATGCTATCACCGATATTTCAGCCACAAAAATTCGAAAAGAATTAGGATTAAAATGAACAAATACCACATTAGATTCAACACCAAGCACAATGGCAGCAATCTAGTGTGGCGTGTGTTTGAAAACGGCCAGGAACATCTGGCGTCGGATGTGCGACTCATAGGCGAAACATACACTGAATGCACTGAAGAATATGGCGAAACCAAGTGGAACATTGCCTGCTACGGCCGCTTGGTGTGGGTAGATCAAACAGCCGTTATTGTGACAGGTAAAGACTAAAATCACTGCCAGCTAAATACTGGCATGTGGATTTTGCACTTTCTTCCTGACGCCTTAATTTTATGGTTTTGCAACATCTTGTTGCTGACAGGTGTTGTGCTGACTGCGGCAGGATTTTTTGCGCATCGTATTCCCGTTATATGGCAATATCAGTTGCCCTTCAAGTTCCTGGGCATTGCACTTTTGGTCTTGGGCGTGTACTTTCGCGGCGGTTATGCTGTGGAAGCAGAATGGCGTGAGCGTGTGGCCGAAGTTGAAGCAAAATTAAAAGTTGCCGAAGAAAAAAGCGCAGCAGCCAACACAAAAATAGATACTGTGGCACAGGAAAAGATTCGCGTGATTCGTGGACAAACACAAATTGTGCGACAGTATATAGATAGAGAAGTTGTGAAGTACGACACAAAATTTCTACCAGGTGGGCAGTGTGAAATTCCACAGGAATTCATTCAAGCACATAACAAATCAGCGGAGCGAACCAAATGAAAATTACGGACGTCATTCTAGAAGCAGCTAACTCTGCTCAACAAGCAGCCAAGGCTATTGCCATGAAAAAGGCTGGAAAGAAGCCCAAACAAGGCGTGGCGGAAGGCTCTGAGTCAGATGCTTACGGTAACACTGGTGAAAAGCATGAATGTGGTTCTTGCGATGGCACTGGAATAGTTTCATATGATGAACTTGCGAAGGCTGCGGAATACGATGATGTGTGCCCAGAATGCGGTGGCAAAGGCTGGGTAAGAGATAAGGAATCATTGAAGAAGAAAGGCATGGCGGAGGGCTCGGGCGAATCATACATGATTATAAGAACTGATGCTGAAGGCAAGAAGGATGTGTTTGCTGGTAACTTTGACACGTATGAACAAGCACAAAAAGAATTAGATGATTGTTTGGCACACCCATTGCATACCAAGTACAAGCAAAAGTTTGAAATCAAAAGAAAAGGTGGAGAGCAAGGCATGGCGGAGGAGGCTAGTCCAATGATTAAACCACCTGCCAATAGATTTGATAACAAACAAGAAGCATTTGATTACGCTAAAGAACATGGCGGCAAAGTTTTTAAGAGCACATATATTGATCCCAATACCGGAATTAAAAACATAATTTTTGTTGTTAAAAAAGAACAAGGTGTGGCGGAACACACAGAACTTGCTGAAGAATTTGATTTAATTGAATCAATTGTTGAAATGATTGCTGAACACAATGGTGTGGATGCTGATGTAGTATGGGCGGATTTAGAAAGTCTCACAGAAGATGAACTGTATGTGTTTGCTGTGACTTCTGACCCACTGATGGAAGACTGGCAAAAGGCCAACAAGCGTGATAAAACAGATGGCATGAGTCAAAAGGCTGTGAATGCCTATCGCAGAGAGAATCCAGGTTCAAAGCTAAAAACTGCTGTGACCACCAAGCCTTCTAAACTAAAGAAGGGCGGCAAGGCCTCCAAGCGTAGAAAGAGCTACTGCTCACGCAGCCGCGGACAAATGAAAATGCACAGCATCTCATGTGCCAAGACTCCGGACAAGGCCATTTGCAAAGCACGTAGACGTTGGAACTGCTGACATGAAACACCATCGTGATCAAGGTCGGGTGTCCACTCTTATTGTCATTGTGTTAATGCTAATGGTTGTGATAGCCCTGTCTGCTTGTTCCACAGTAGTACCTGTCACTGCACGATTCCCAGCGCCACCAGGGCAGTCATACTTGCAGGCCTGTCCCAATCTGCAGAAACTAAAAGATCAACCACAACTGAGTGATGTCAGTCGAACCATCAACATAAACTACAGCACCTACTATGAGTGTGCTGTGAAACTGGATGCTTGGATACAGTGGTATTCAGCACAAAAACTCATATTTGAAAGTGCAGGAAAGTAAGCATGGGATTGACCATTTCAGGTGGATTGACAATTACTGGCGGAATAAGGTTGGCCACTCCGCCACAAACTGCATCTACTGATTTCTTGCTGGTAGGTGGTGGTGGCGGAGGTGGTGGTCGTAGGGGTGGGGGTGGCGGAGCTGGAGGCTACACTGCGTACACTGCCCAAACTTTAACTAGGAAAATAACATATACTTTTACTGTGGGAACAGGCGGAACAGCAGGTGGTGGTGCAGGTGATCCTGCCGGCGGGACCGGCGGCACATCTAGTTTGTCTGGGCCCGACATCACAACTCTCACAGTTAATGGCGGAGGTGGCGGAGGATCCAGCACAAGCGCAACTGCCGGCAACGCTGGCGTAGGTGGAGGATCTGGCGGTGGATCAGGCGGTGGAACTACCGCTGCTGGTGGATCAGGAACTGGTGGACAAGGCAACAATGGCGGCGCAGGTTCTGGAGGCACTAACCGTGGTGGTGGCGGAGGTGGTGGTGCAGGTGCTGTTGGTGGCAATGGTGCAACAACACCAACTCCTTCACCTGCAGGCACAGGCGGTAACGGAGCAACTTGGCTGGATGGCGTTACTCGCGGCGGCGGAGGCGGCGGCGGCGGTTATTTTCCTGGCGGAAACTCTAGAGCAGCAAGCGGTGGGTCTGGTGGCGGCGGTGCTGGCGGAGAAGTGATCAATACAGGCCTCGGCACAGCAGGCACCAATGCTCTGGGTGGTGGAGGCGGTGGAGGCGGGGCCGGTACTGCAACAGGTGGTGCCGGAGGCTCGGGCGTTTTTGTGTTGCGTTACGAAGACACGTTGTCTGACATACAATCAATAACCTGCGCTGATTTTACAGGTCCCACACTGTCGGGTGGATACAAATACTACACATTTCGAGCATCAGGAAGTTTTGTATTTTAAATTATAAAGGAAATAAAATGAGCATACTATCACTCGAACAACTAAAACAAATGATAAAGAATCCTCACGTTGAACACTGGCACGAAGCACTGGATCAACTGTTGGATGACTACGAAATCAACACTCCACTACGTGTGGCACATTTTGTTGCACAATGCGCTCATGAGTCAGGAAATTTTGTTTTTATCAAAGAAAATCTCAATTACAAGGCAGCCAGCTTACAAAAGATTTTTGGTAAGTATTTTCCCACTCCTGAATTGGCAGCTCAATACGCCAACAAGCCCGAACGCATTGCCAACAGAATATATGCCAACAGAATGGGCAACGGACCAGAAACATCAGGTGATGGTTTTAGATACTGCGGTCGTGGTCTAATTCAGTTGACAGGCAAGGACAACTACACATTCTTTGCAGGCAGCTTGAATATACCTGTAGAAGAAGCGTCAGATTATCTGGCCACATTTGAAGGTGCCGCACAGTCAGCCTGTTGGTTCTGGGAACAGAACAATCTCAATAGATTTGCTGATGCCAACGATGTCAAGGGACTCACACGGGCCATCAATGGTGGCTACATTGGTTTAGAAGATAGAATCAAGCACACAGAACATGCATTACACGTACTAGGAGCATGACATGGCAATAGAAATTGGATCAGGAATCACAATTGGTGGTGGAATTTTTATGGGCACAGGCACCCCTCCCGGAGGTCCTTTGGTCATTCCCCTTAGCGATACAGGTGGGCTGACAGGTTGGAGTCCAACAGCCGCAGGAATACCATACAGCGCCACAGTGATTGCTACATATCCTATAGGTAGCACAATCACTTTCCAGGATGGGTCTACATCAACTATTGCTGGGTGGGATGATTATGGTCCTACTTACATTGATATTTTCTGGGTTGGGAACAAAACTGGCAATATATTCCCAATCACACTATCAACTTGATAAGGAAAAGATATGGCCAAAACAGAGTCGGGAGTTAACTAAATATTTGATTACACCTAGGACCACAAATTGTCATCAAACATCATAACCAATAGCGATTACTCAATTAACCTGAATTCAGGTGCCAACACGTTGACTTTAACGTGCTTGTTGTCACTCACAGGCAACCTTAGTACTGGCGGCAACTTGACAGTTGCAAATAACGCAGTGATCAATGGAAACTTGCTGGTCAACGGTAACACTACATTTATCAATACCAATGTTATCACAACCAATGACAAGTCAATCACCTTGGCCAACAATCAATCCACAGCAGCCAATGTGGACGGCGCTGGTATTGACATTGGCGTGCCCACCGTGGTTTATTGGCAGTTTAATAACGCCACTACTTCTTGGCAAACCAACGTAAACATAACACCAGCATCCAGTAACAGTTTGAACTTGGGCGGCACCGCCAATTACTGGAATACCGCATACATTAACACAGTCAGCTTTACGACTGCAAACGTCACTGGCAATATCACAGGTGGCAACCTTTTGACTGGTGGGTTGATCAGTGCAACTGGTAATATAACTGGAAACAACATTAGTGCAGGCGGCCTGGTCAGCGTAGTAGGCAACATTACCAGCGGCAATGTTAGCACCACATCACTCACAGGAACCACAATATCAGCAAGCGCAAATATAGATGCTGGCAATTTGTTAACAAGTGGATTGATATCTGCAACTGGGAACATTGACGCTAGTAATGTAAATGCAGTCACTGGGATAGGCACTAGTACTTTGACAATGTCTGGTAATTTTATTACCACAGGAAATATTTTTCAAACTAATTCGTTTGGGTTTATTAGTACTACTGGAAATATCGTTGGCGGTAATTTAACCATTGGAAGTGGCTTTACTGGTAATATTTCTGCTATTGGCAACATACGTGGTGGCAACATCTTAACTGCCGGTTTGATTTCAGCAACTGGTAACATTACTGGTGGCAACGTGACCACAGCAGGATTGACCAACACAGCAAGTTTGAGCATCACCGGCAACACAGCCACAGTGACCACAGCCAACTACTCCATTGGTTACTTGAATATTCCTCAAATAAGTCTTGCTGCCAACACCACCACTGCACTCACAGACAGTGGCAAACATTACTATTCGACTAGTGCTTCAAACTTGTCACTAACCATTGCCGATAACTCTTCAGTTGCCTGGCCAGTAGGAACTGCTATTTCAATTGTGAATGCCAACACAGGAAACATTTTGATAAATCAAGGTACAGGCGTAAGCCTCTATCTAGCAGGCAATGCAACTGCAGGCAACAGAGTGTTGAGCACATTTGGTATGGCCACCATTATGAACACCGCAGCCAATGTTTGGTTCATTAACGGAACAGGACTAACATAATGAGCGGAATCATGATGAGCGGTATGAACAATATTGTGCCTGCTAGTTCAGTAAGTTATACTGCACTTGCGGGTAGTTTGCAATTTAACGGCAGCAGTCAATATCTCTCAATGACACCAGGATTTGCGTTAGGTAGCGGTGCTTACACTATAGAAGGCTGGTTCTACAACAACAGTACCTACGCTGCCCAAAAGGGATTTGTTGCTACAGATCAATCGGCTGCCCTAAGTTTATTCAACAATGATGCACAGTCATTTACCTTGGACAAATACGGCGGCCTAGGTGCTAGAACTTATACTTTTCCCAATAACACCTTACAAGTCAATCAGTGGCAGTACATCATCCTCAACCGTAATGCTAGTACACTAGTAGAAACTATGTGGGTAGGCACTTTTGTCAATACTAGTGCTTATGTGACTTGTAATCGTGCTACTGCTGCCGCAGGAGGTTCTAGTGTGAGCGGGGGAACACAGGTTAACAATCTTGATTACACAGGTGTCTGTAACTGGATAGGCAGATTCTATGGTGGATATTGGCCTGGCTTTATAACTAACCTTAGAATCACTGTTGGGTCGGCTGTGTATAACAGCACCAGTAGTACAGTTACAGCACCGTCGGCGCCATTGCCCAGTCTGGCTAACACCAAATACTTGATGTTGGGTGCGGCGGTGACTACAGACACATCAGGCACACAAACTGTAACCAATAACGGCACAGTGACACAAACTGCAACCGTACCATTCTAAAGAGGTAACATATGACAACAAAAATGTCAGAGTCAGAAAAGAAAAAAGAAGATTGGATGAACTCCAAATGGCGTCCAATGATGGGTTGGTCATACATGCTGACCTGTATTGCATACTTTGTGATATTTCCAGTGCTATGGTCAATTCTGCAAAGTGTAAGCAAAGGCCAAGTCAACGTGCAGTGGCAACCTATTACACTGCAAGGTGCAGGCTTGTATCACATTGCCATGGGTGCTGTGCTGGGTATTGCGGCTTATGGTCGCACACAAGAAAAACTGGGAGGAGCCAACAATGGAGGAATCCAACTACCACCGAATGTGGGTACAACATATACGCCGCCGCCAGCAGTGGGACAACAGCCCAGTAACTTTGGTGCACCAGTGGCCACAACAATTACCCAAAGTTTCGGCACCCCTGTGTCAGCAGGCTATGGCGTACCCACCGCTGCCGCTTGGGGTACAACAGCCACCGCAGACGTAACAGCGGGATGGGGAGGCAAAAAAGCACCCCCAGTCATTACAGATTTTCCAGAGAGATAAAATGAAAAATATTATATTTGTAGCAGGATTGATTCTTTGCTTGCCAGCTGTGGCTGACGAACCCAAACAAACCCGAAAGGTCTGTGTAGACGTCAAAGACAAAGAAGGCAAAGAAGTCAAGGACAAGAACGGTAAAGTCAAACAGAACTGCAAAGAAATCAAACAGCACAAAAAGCTGGATGGCGAAAAAGTTCCTGAAAAGAAGTAAGGATTTGACAACGCTGGTTGGACGTAGTATAATTACTAGCTATGTCTGACCATTATGCCACACTAGGTGTTGCCCGAACTGCCACACCGGATGAAATCAAACGAGCCTTCCGCAAGTTGGCCTCACAGCATCATCCTGACAAAGGTGGCAATACCCAAAAGTTTCAAGAGATACAAGCAGCCTATGACACCCTAGGCGATGCTGCCAAACGAGCTGACTACGACAATCCACGCCCTCAGTTTTCTGGCATGCCTGGTGGCGCACACTTCAACATGAATGACATCTTTTCAAGCATGTTTGGTGGCCAATCACCATTTGGGCAACAACCACGTAGACAGCAATCGCACACCAGAATGACGTTATGGATCCGCATGACTGATGTGGCACAAGGTGGTACTCGACCAGTAGCAGTGGGCACACCACACGGACAAAGCACCATTGAAGTGGAAATACCACTTGGTATCAATGATGGTGACAACGTGCAGTATCAGGGCCTAGCACCTGGTGGAGGAGATTTGGTCATACAGTTTAGAGTGCATCCAGATCCCTTATGGCAACGCAATGGTCTAGACCTTGTGACTGATGTCACAGCAGATATCTGGAGCATGATTCTAGGATCAGATATCACAGTACAAACACTTACCGGATCCCAATTGACCACTAGCATGCCGCAGTATACACAACCCAAAACACTCATAAGATTGCGTGGACATGGCCTGCGTGATCGATCAGGCAACACTGGTGATCTCATGATCCGTGTGATGCCCACAATACCCAAAACCATTCGCCCCGAATTGCTCGAAGCCATTGAAAAATACCGTGAATAAATATCAAAACACTTGCATGCTGTTTGAAATTGCAGTATAATAACAAAAACTACCAAGGATGCTAATGCAACAAAATCCCGAAATTGAACACATCATTGAACAAGCAGTGAGCATTGCTCGTGTTGAGAAACATGAGTTTGTGATCACAGAGCATTTATTGCTGGCACTGATTCAGTACGATCCATTCCGCAAGTGCCTGGATCGATTTGGTGTGGAAGTCACACAGATGGAACAAGAAATTGTGAATTACTTGAGCAGTCTGCGCAGTATCACAAAAACAGAAGACTATCAGCCAAAGAAAACACAGACCATTGAACGCATATTCAACAGGGCCAATGTGCAGGTGATGTTTACAGGGCGTCGAGCAATGACCACTATTGACTTGTATCTGTCAATCATGGCCGAAACCAACAGCCACGCACACTACTTCTTTCTCAAGTATGGCGTGAAAAAGACTGAGTTTGTGAAACACTGGGAGTCCAGCTACAATCGACAAGACGTCAAAATGACTGACAAACAGGCCACAGAAATCTTGACAGAATACTGTACCAATCTTACTGATAGCGCCCGAAACAATCAGTTGGAGCCGTTGATTGGTCGACGAGAAGAACTGGCAGAAATGATTGCTGTGTTGGCTCGTAGATTCAAATCAAATGTGCTGATGGTTGGCGATCCTGGTGTGGGCAAGACTTGCATTGTGGATGGACTGGCACAAGAACTCATAGCCGGCAACGTGCCAGAGTTCTTGAAAGATCACGAAGTATGGTCGCTAGAGATTGGCACACTGCTGGCAGGATCCAAGTATCGCGGTGAGTTTGAAGAAAAGTTCAAGGCAGTGATTGCGGCCTTAGAAGCCAAGAAGAAATGCATCCTGTTCATTGACGAAGCACACACCATGCGTGGTGCTGGATCAGGTTCAAACAGTTCATTAGACTTTGCCAACATGTTGAAGCCTGCTATTACCAAGGGCAGTTTGAAAGTTATTGGGTCAACCACTTGGGAAGAATACTATGAATCGTTTGAGAAAGATCGCGCACTCATGCGTAGATTCTACCGCTTGAGTATTGATGAGCCGGATACTGCGACCACAGAGCAGATTCTTATTGGCTTATCTCCCCGGCTGGAAACGTTTCACAATGTGCTGATCGAAACTGATGCCATAATGAGTGCTGTGGAGTTTGGCAACAGATACATTCACGACAAAAAGAATCCTGACAAAGCAATTGACTTGTTGGATGCTGCCTGTGCTAGAGAGCGTGTGAAAGATGCTGGTACAATCAAAGTCACTAGGGATCAAATCATGGCACAGGTATCGCGTGTGACTTCTGTACCCATGGATCGCTTGCAGAACGAGCGTTCTGCAAAGATTGTGGAACTGGATTCAAACATCAAACAACGGTTGTATGGTCAAGACGCCGCAGTAGACTCGGTGCTAGAACGTGTGTACATCAACTTCTCAGGTATTGGTCAAGACAAAAAGCCCATTGCTAGTTTCTTGTTCCTGGGTCCCACAGGCACAGGCAAAACAGAATTGGCTCGATTGTTAGCCGACAACTTGGACATGAAACTGTTGAAATATGACATGAGTGAATATCAAGAACGCCATACTGTATCAAGTTTGATTGGTGCTCCTCCTGGCTACGTGGGATTTGACGACTCTAATGTGAGTGGTGGCAAACTGATCTCTGACATCAGCAAGAGCCCATTTGCTGTGTTGTTGTTTGACGAAATTGAAAAAGCACACCCTGATGTGGTAAACATCATGTTGCAGATGTTGGACGAAGGTCGCATCACAGGTGCAAACGGCAAGAGTGTGGATCTAAAGAACACTATCATCATCATGACTTCAAACTTAGGAGCACGAGATTCGGAAGCAAATAACATCGGCTTTGGTAGCTTTGAAAAGACTGGTGAAGATGACCGAGCCCTCAAAGAGTTCTTTAGGCCTGAACTGCGCAACAGGATTGACCAGATTGTCAAGTTTGCCAAGCTGGACACCTTGGCCATCAAGAAAGTTGTGGTCAAGTTTGTGGATGAACTCAAAACGAGTTTGCTTGCAAAAGGTATACGCCTCAATCTATCCGAATCAGCCGTTGACACACTTGCTGACAAAGGCTACGATTCGAAGATGGGTGCGCGACCACTCTCTCGCAAGATTGACGAATTGATCCGTGTGCCGTTGAGCAAGAAGATCTTGTTTGATCGCTTGCGTGATTGCTCAATCACTGCTGATGTTGTGGCGGATGAAATTGTGTTTGATGTTCAAGCAGACATCCCGGTGGAAGTTGTGGCCAGTGTGAACGCTGATGGAATCATAGTGGTGGACAATGAGAAGTGAATCGCGTAGTTCGTTGTATTACAACGCATATGAATATGCCATGACCTGGCAGCAGGACGAGATTGGCTGTATTCGCAGTCTTGATCAAAACAAAATGCTGTCGCACATTCGCATGAGAATGGATTACGAACAAAGTAGAAATTCTCATTACCAACGATATAACGAAAAATTTGAAAGCAAATTTACCACACGCTGTCGCGACAATTTAGAAGGCATGCGAGCACTGTTAGCCGCAGAAACTCACCCAAAGAAAATGGTGTTCTTTAACAATTTTCTCACAGTGTACACAAACAATCTTGGCCTGCATGGTCGATTGATGGCGTGCGATTGGATTGAGTCTGTAGATCTCAAACGAGCAGAACTCAACTTGCCACCTGATACCATACTGTTGAAAAATCCACAATATCAGTACCGCACTTATTTCCGTGGACGATCACTTGGCAAAACACAAAAGGCCCGACTGGCTGCATGGGTAACCACCCAGGGCGATGACATTGCAGCCAGCAAGAGTTTGCAGGCATTTTTAAATATTGAAATCAGTCCAAAACAAATGTACTGGTGGCGCGGCGACGCCACTGAAAGCTATTACTACATTGAGCACAACAGTTTACAATACGAAACCATGTTGAGTATGATATGTCCGGGCATGGTTAGAAAAACCCTGCCCATAGTAAAAAAACAATAAATAACACACTATGGCAAAAATACACGAAGAAATAGTTGTGATCAAACTATCAAAATTGGTCAAAGACGATGCCTCAGTGCAAGCAATTGCCACTGATGACATTGTGGCAGCATTGCAATCAGTAGCAGAAGAACTGGCTGGCGCCGGTGTTGTTGTGGAAGCGGACCGCGCATAATGTCGCAAACGCAGACCATCTTAGCTACCACAGTTTACGGGCAAGCATCCGGCAACTATGACGGATCAAGCCAAGACTGGTATTCAGATCCTGCACAAGCCGCAGATTATTATCGTGGGCGTGGTGGACTACAAACTGTAACGTTTAGCCTGGATCAATTTGAAGGAAGAATTGTGTTGCAGGCCACACTAGATACTGTGCCTGCTACTGCCACATGGTTTGATGTGTATGAAATAGGTGATGGCAGTAGTATTCCACTTACTGATTATCACCCCGAAAGCATTGTGGGCAATTTTGTATGGGTCCGCACCAATGTCACTGCATTTGAAGGTGGCACTATAAATTCTGTAACTATCACTTATTAACTATGACACAAGAAAATCTCACCCCATTTCGTTGCGAAATTAGCACTTCTGATCCAACTGTGCCGTTGAGCCTGCGTGTAATTTTAAACGGCCAGGTAATACTTGATCAGCAACATGTAAAAGAAACCATACCATTTGAATGTTGGATTCCAGATGCTGAACAACAGCACACATTGATATTTGAAATGTCGGGCAAAACACAGCAACATACTGTGGTCAATGACGCTGGCGAAATTGTTAAAGATGCACTGTTGACATTAACCAATTTTAGTATTGATGAGATATCGTTAGACAACATCAAAACATTCAAATACGAACACAATTTCAACGGCACAGGTGACAAAACTATCAATCCTTTTTATGGAAATATGGGTTGTAATGGCCAGGTAATTGTAGAATTTTCCACACCAATTTATCTGTGGTTGCTGGAAAATATGTAACTACTAAATACAGTGTATGACCACTGTAGTAATCATGCCCGGGGGATTTCATCCTTTCCATGCAGGGCACCTAGCACTTTATCAATCCGCGCAACGGGCATTCCCTGACGCTGAAGTTTTTGTGGCAGCCACCAATGATACCTCAGCTAGACCATTTCCGTTTGCAGTAAAAGAAAAACTGGCCAAGCTGGCTGGGGTAGATGCTGGTCATTTTGTACAGGTTAAATCACCGTTTCGTGCTGAAGAAATTACTAGTAGATTTGATCCTGCTCGGGACACGTTAATTTTTGTGCGTTCAGACAAAGACGCTACAAAACAGCCACAGGCCGGCGGCATAAAGAAAGATGGCAATCCTGCGTACTTGCAACCACTGATAGGTGCCAAGCGACTGGAGCCGTTTGCCAAGCACGCCTACATGGCCTACTTGCCCACAGTGGAGTTTGGTCCCGGAATGACGTCAGCTACAGAAATTCGTAGCGCATGGCCACAATTGAATAATCAGCGAAAAACTGCACTAGTAATGAGTCTGTACCCAAAGACTCAAGGCAATCTCAAGCTGGCACAGACTGTGGTCAAAATATTAGACGCAGCAATAGGCAGCACAGAAAGTGTTACCGAAGCTGTCAAAAAGTGCCCTCCTGCCACACAAGACATTACACTGAATCTCAAGAACAGACAAAAAGCCATCGACGAATATGGCTACGGACCACTCAACCCAGACATGCCCAACACCAAGTTTTGGATGAAGAAGGTTGACGAATGGAATCTTGACAGCATGGAAGAAGCACAGCAAAGTCTGTGCGGCAACTGTGCGGCATTTGACATACGTCAAGACACACTAGACTGCATTGCCCAAGGTATTGACAGCGACTCACCCGAGGACGCTGAAGGTGTGATTGACGCAGGAGATCTGGGCTACTGCAAGTTCCTAAAATTCAAGTGCGCCAGTCGCAGAACCTGCGATGCCTGGGTCACAGGTGGTCCTCTGATGGACAAACCTGATGTGGCAGAAATGGACGGACAAAACTTTGTGGGCGGAATGACCGCCAGTTATCAACAACGTGAAAATCAACCCATTGCAGAAGATTACATTGACGAACGATCAAACCGATAATCCTTACTACTGCCCGTTAATTTTTAACGGAATGTATGTAGAAAAAGTCAATCAAGACAAAGTAAAAATATCCGCATGCTGTGTCAATACTCTTGGCCCAGAAACAGATACAATCGACTTTGATAATGACCTATATCTCCAATCACAGCGTGAGTTAGTTAGATCACGGCAATTGGTGCCTGGTTGTGATCGTTGTGATAATAATCCCAAAAACTTCAGTTTAAGGGACAGTGCAATTCAACAGTTTAACTCAGTTACAGTAAATCTGAATCAACCAACTCTTACCAAATTAGACTGGAATGTGGATCCCATCTGTAATGCTCGTTGCATTCAGTGCAGTTCGCACTTTAGTAGTGCCTGGGCAGCAGAGGATGCGGCGCATGGCGTAATCATTGATGTGCGAGTAACTAACGCCACCAGGCACAACTCTGCCTGGGAATCCATTGATGTATCTCAATTGACGAGCCTTTATTTCAACGGCGGTGAACCCATGTTGAGCAAAGAGCCCTTGAAGTTTTTAAGAAAAATTGACCAAATTGGTACTATTTCTCAATTGAACCTATCATTTAATACCAATGGTAGCATTAGGCCATCACAGGAGTTTATACAACTGGCAGCCAAGTGTAAATCACTGGTGGTAAATTTCAGTATTGACGGAACTGGATCAGCATTTGAATACATTAGAAATCCCTTGAACTGGGAAACTGTTGAGCAAAATATTTGTTGGTGGCATGAACAAAACATACCTGTTGTGAGTTTTAACGTGGCCTTTGTATTGGGTGTGTACAATATTGACATTGCCGAAGACACTTACAATTGGTTTAGGAATATGCGCCAAACTTACAAAAAAATGTCAGGATTTGTAATTCATCCCTGCTACGGAATTTTAGCATTGGAGTACAGTTCTGAAAAACTAAAACAAGTTTGGATGGAAAAATATGCTGGGCATAACTATGTCCACTCCACGATTCGTGACATATTAAAAAAATCCACCAGCACCCAAGATAACGGAAGCTGGCAACAATATCTAAAATCTATTGACAATAGACGCAATTTAGATTGGACCACGTGCTTGCCTAAACTACATGAGGCCTGGAAAAAATCCGAGTCTTTATAACCCTAGTAAATAATACACAACTTTTATGGAGACCTTCAATGGCTGATCAAGCACAAACACAAATTCAAGTCAACATCGATTACTTGAAAACCACTCGAGTTCATATCTGCATGCCCTGTTATGGCGGCCAGCTGACAGAATCAACTTTTATGAGTTTTATCAAATGGGCCAATACCGCACGCCAACTGGGCATTGATTGGACAGTAGAAACCATGACAAACGAAAGTTTGATCAGTCGTGCTAGAAACACACTCACAGCCAAGTTCTTGAACACAGAAGGTTCCACACACTTGATGTTTATTGACGCTGACATTGGCTGGGAGCCATGGCACCTACTGGTGTTGCTAGACGCACAAAAAGATGTTATAGGCGGCCTATACCCAATGAAATCACTGCCTGTGAAATGGTGTGTGAACGGCATTCCTGGCCAAGCAGAAGATCCTACCTCTAACCATGTTGAAGTTACAAAAACTGGCACTGGTTTCTTGTTGATGAAACGTGAAGTATTTGAGAAATTGAATGCTCACCCCGCTGTGCGTCATTTCAACAATGACATTGGGCTTGACTCTAGTCTAGACAAATACATGAAAACCTACTTTGACACTGCTGTGCGTGAAAATCGCTACTACTCAGAAGACTGGACATTCTGTGAAAACTGGCGTGATCTGGGTGGTCAGGTTTGGATTGACAAGCGTATCCTGTTGCGTCACACAGGCACCTATGTGTTTGATTACAACACACATGAACAACTGTACAAGGATCTACGTGTGATGTTTGATCCCGAAGCTGCTCAAGCTGCCGCTGCAAAGGCCGCTAAGGCCACTGAGGAAGTGGCAGCAATGAATGCTACTCTTGCAGCCACACCAGCTGTGTTGGCTGATTCTGCCCCTGCAGAAGTCAAAACAGAAGTGTTGGCAAGTAGCAAGAAGAAATCCAAGAAAGAAGCAGCCGCGGCTTAACGGTAAATACAGTTCGTATGCATATTACAGAACTGGACTCCTTTAAACTAAGCGATGCTGTAAAGTTTCACAATCGTCTCAACCCTAAAATCTGGGGGCGAGACGAGCACTTGTTGCCCGAGGTGCGTGAAAAACTCATGGCCATTGCGGACAATTTTCGCGAATTTCTTGGCGTGGGCGACCTTGACGTCCGAGACATAACCATCTCAGGCAGCAATGCTGCCTACAGCTATACTCCATATTCCGACATTGATCTACACCTTGTGGTAGAATTTCCTGCTGACGACGAAGTTTATCAGGAACTGTTCAATGCCAAAAAATATCAATACAACGACGAACACAATCTAGCCATTGGCGGCGTGCCTGTGGAATTGTATGTGCAAAATGCAGCCGAATCCCCTGTGAGCCAAGGCGAGTATTCTATCCCACGTGAAGAATGGATTCAAGTACCACGCAGAAAACGTGCTAGAATTGATGATACCTGTGTGCGAGCCAAGGTAGAAGATTTGGATGCCAGAATACATTCTGCCATCCAATCTGGCAATGCTGAACACATGAGCAGACTGTGGGACAAGATCAAGTCCATGCGTCAAAGTGGCTTGGATGCTCACGGTGAGTTTGGTTGCGAAAACATTGTGTTTAAAATTCTGCGCAACAAAGGCTGCATTAAAGATTTGCGCACAGCCAGAACAGCCGCACAAGATCATGAACTAAGTCTAAAAGAACAAGACCATGCTCCGCAATTCCATTGGGGATTTGCAGAAGGCCATCAAGGTCAACCCTACAGCTCACCAGATGGCGTGGCACCCAGCACACAAATGTTCTTGAACGAAGATGACACTGAAAACATGGTGCAACAGTTCATTCAAGACACTGCTGAACGCTTGGGCATTGAGCGCATGCCTGAAATTGTGCTGCATGACAATGATGGATGGAGTGAAGAAAATCATTCGTTTGGCATGTACATTCCCGATCAACATGTGTTGCATGTGAACATTCGCAATCGTCATATCATGGATATTTTGCGAACCACAGCACATGAACTGGCACACTGTCGTCAAAATGAATTAGAACAATTGGATCACACATCTGGCAACACAGGGTCACCTATAGAAAATGAAGCACACGCTGTGGCAGGCATCATCATGCGAGACTTTGCAGATGCACACCCAGACTTGTTTGACCAAGAAGCCATTCGTGAATCATCAGGATATATTCCTACCAAGGCACAAGCAAACGATCCACGCTTTAAGATGGCACTAACTGTTGATGTGCAACCAGGACAAACAGGTAAAGAAGCCAACAAGATGAGACTGGCTACTGATGCACAAGGTCATCCACAACTGTTGCGAGCAGACGGCAAGATAAAGTTGGCAGAAAGCCTTGCCCAAGAATTTGAATTGTTTGAAGAACAAGACCTGTTTGAAATAAACATGGGCAGCAAGAGTCTACGCCGAGAAGCAGCCAAGACAGGTGCCATTGCTGGCATGGAATTTGAAATGATTGTGCCTGGCATGGAGTCTGAAGATCCTGAACAGGAACCCGACTATGATCAGGATGAACGCTGTGTTAGTATTGATGATGCTGTGAACTTCTTTCATGACGGCGACTACAACGGTCGAAGAGAAGTTGCTGAATTACGTGACAGAATGTACAACGATTTCACTGAATGGCAGGATGATAAAATTCGCGATTCCTGGGGCATGGACGGCGAAGAATACCTCAGAGAATGGATTGTGAATAATGTAGATGAAGACGAGTGGGCAGACCTTGATGCAGACAAAACCGATTCACTTGATCAATTTGTTGCTAATGTTTATGCTGATCCTTCTAGTGATTACTACAATCAGGCCTTTGATGAATACCGTGAAGAAAATCAGGACAACTGGGACGAAAGCGATTGGTTAGATGCCGAAGACCTTGACCGCATGAGTGGCATTGAAAGTGCCTATGATATAACTTGGCCATACTGGACTAGCATAAACAGCGGCGAGATTGACGCAGATCAAGTGGCTGACGAATTCAGTCAGGCTGTGGGCCGTGAAGTGCGAGTGAACACAAGATATCATCAGTCCGGTGCCAGACCCGATCCAAGCAATCAGTTCTATGTGGTGGAACCAGACGGCAGTTTGGAAGGCGACAATCCAGGCGACGAAGGCCTGGAGTTTGTGAGCCCGCCCATGCCCATAGATGAACTATTGAAAGATTTGAACGCTGTCAAGTCCTGGGCTGGACGTATGGGTGTTTATACCAACAGTTCAACTGGCTTGCACATCAACATTTCAGTGCCTGACTACAGCAGAGACCGATTGGACTTTGTGAAATTGGCCCTTCTGTTGGGCGACGAGTATGTGCTCAAACAATTTGGTCGTAGCTCAAATACCTATACCAAATCCGCCTTGGGCAAGGTGCGTGATCGTGTGCGATCCAACCCTGAAGACGCACAACGTTTACTGGACAAGATGAAGGGCCAAATGGGTGAACTGGCTTCTAAAGCCATCCATTCAGGCAGCACAGACAAATACACATCAATCAACACCAAAGACGGACACATTGAATTCCGCTCGCCCGGTGGCGACTGGTTGGACGACAACTTTGACAAGATTGAAAACACTCTGTTGAGATTCACAGTGGCTATGAGTGCGGCATTAAATCCTGAAGCCTATCGAGAAGAATACCAAAAGAAACTGTACAAGCTGTTGACTCAGGATCAAAAGGATTCAGACACAATCCGATACTTCTCAGACTATGTGGCAGGCAAGATTCCCAAGGCTGCCTTGCGTAGTTTTGTGAAACAAGCACAACTAGAACGCAAGGTAAAACGCGGTGAAGCCGGCAATCAAAAGATGTGGTGGAGCGTTACCAATCCCCCGCAAAGTTCTGCCGGTATAGAAGTTGTTGCTACCTCTCGAGAAGAAGCCATTGAAAAGGCCCTAGGCCCAGATGGCTATCCTTCGTGGACCAACACAAGACAATCCATTGTGGCCAAGCCCGTGCGTCCATACGAAGAAAAACCTGCACAAGATCAAGACAGTGCAACCTCTGGCAATTGGGGTGTTTGGGTAGCAATGCTTGATCGCTATGCTGAAATGAATGTTGACGGTCAGTCTGTAACTAGAAGATTTACTGACCAGGCGGCTGCGCAAGACTGGATACAGGATTACAACACACGGCAACCAGGAAATGGTCTTGCATTAGTTGCTCAAGAGATTGAACCATCAGAACCACGAGACACATCACAGTTTGGTGCAGCACGTGGTGCTCCAAACTGGGAAATTCGACGTAACAGTGATCAAGAAGTTGTTCATCGCTTCAATGCAGACAATCAAAATGCTGCTATGATCCAAGCAACTGATTTTATGAACACTCAAGGATGGAGTAACGACGATTACACTATTCAATCAGCCAACAGTCAAACAAATGTAAACCCTTTACGCCCAACTGGTCCAGGTCCGTGGGAAGTGGCCAACAGAAACAACAACCAAGTGTACTACAATACAGAGTTCACAAATCGCGGTGCCGCAGAATCAGAAGCAAGAACTTGGCTAAGTCAAAATGGCCACAATCCCAACGACTTTGAAGTAAGAACTAGAGAAGGTTCTAGATCAGATGCTGAACAAAACGGTATCATTGACATTGAGCCAGACCTAGAATTTGCAAGCCCACAACAATACGAAATTTTTAATAATGATACTGGGCAAATTGCTGTTGCATTCCTTGCCCCCGATGATAGTGCGGCTATACAAAGATTACTACAGTACCGTGAAACCCATGGAGATGCTGACTATCGTACCCGCCGGTCTGCTGTTGCAGGATCCACAGCAGCCTTGGCACAACAGAGAGCCACGCCAGGCACATTCTCTGGTGCATGGAAGGTGTTGGTCAACGGTGAAGAAGTTTATAGATTCTCAGGCGTGGGTAATAGTCAATCGGATGCCAACAGAGTTGCAGCCACTTGGTTGCGAAACAATGGACGGGGCGTGTCAGGCGAAGGCTTTGAAGTGTATCCTATCATGACAGAAGGCAAGGATCGCTACGGCAATTTTGATCCTCCTGGTCCAGAGACACCGCCCACAATGCCAGCTGGCACTGTGCGAGTGGATGTGAGTGATGTGTATGACTGGTACAAACTGGGTCAGCATATTTCAAACATGAAGGGTCTGGGCAAACATGACTTTGGCAAAGGACCACCCAGTGCTATCATAAGTTTTGGTGACGAAGATCTAGAACATCAGTATATACAGGCATTGAAACAAACTGGGCTAACCACTACTGACATTGATCCTGTGGATCCCGCACAACCTGCAGGCATGCCGCGTCAAAAGACTGATCCTACCTACAATGTAACTGAAGCTGATGCCAGCGACTATGAACTGCATGATAGACCCAAGCTGGACCAAGTGTTGGCCAAATGCTGTCGCATGGTTGTACAAGGTCAACAGCGAGATCCCAAACGCTATGGACAAGTTGCTGCCTGTGTGATTGACCCCGACAACCGAATGATCTACGGCATCAACTTGCCTGCTAAAGATGGCACACGCCGCCATGCTGAACGAGTGGCCATAGACAAGTATAGAAAATCCATTGGTGAAATTCCACAAGGTAGTATTGTGGTTACAACTTGCAGTCCCTGCAACTCGCCCATGGAAGAACGCCACGGAGAAAGTTGCAAAGACTTGTTAAACTCTGTAGGCATACACAAAGTATATGCCGGCTATCAAGACCCCACACAGCATGACGATTCGGACGCTGACTTCCGTGTGTATGTGACTGAGAATGACCAACTATGGGGCGAATGTCAGTTGTTTGCTCAAACATTCTTGGGCAAGGAAGAACTGCCTGAAAACTTTGCTGATGGTCGGAATCCGCAAGACAAGGGCGATTCAAAAAGACACGGCGTGCCCACCAAAGCATCAGTAAGCACCTTGCGTAAAGTGGCCAAACAAGGCGGTCGCAAAGGGCAACTGGCACATTGGATGGCCAACATGAAGGCTGGGCGGGCTAAAGCCAAACGCAATAAATAAACAATCATGACTTACAAAGAGATTCTCGAAGCCTGCTGGGACGGTTATCGCCGCAAACCCGGCACCACCGAGTATTCCAAAGGCAGTTGTGAAAAGATCAGCGAGCAGGATCTGGAAGAAAATCTCCGAAACTGGTTCAAAGAAAAATGGGTACGCTTTGGGCCTGATGGCAAAATCCGTGGTAATTGTGCCAGAGACAGTTCAAAAGAAGGCAAGCCCAAGTGTTTGCCGCAGGCCAAGGCACATGCTCTAGGCAAGAAAGGCCGAGCATCAGCAGCAGCCAGAAAACGCAGACAAGATCCCAATCCCAACCGCAAAGGACCGGCCATTAATGTGGCCACAAAGAAAAAATGATTATAACTGACTTATTTGAATCTCATCAAACCTGCCCCGAATGCGGCGGTCCTTCGTTTTCAGACTTGATCCTGGCTGAGAAAAAAGATGCCTGTTACTATAAAGTCAAAGCGTCGGCTAAGGTATGGCCATCAGCCTATGCGTCAGGACGACTGGTTCAGTGTCGTAAAAAAGGCGCTGACAACTATGGCAACAGCAAGAACGAAGGTGTGATGGAAATGGACAAATCACAAACTCCTCCGGGTCGTGATGGTAGTAACGATTCAGACGCCGGCAAGAAAGAATACACTGCTAAAGCAACCACTGCTAAAAAAGTAGCCCAGGATGCTGAAAAGATTCTAAACAAAGAGTTAAACAAGAAGAAAGGCATGGCGGAAGGCTTCCCTCATGATGTTGACCACATGCCGGGTCCTGTGATTCGCAATGCTGATATGACTACAGATAATGTCAAGACCAAAGACCAAGCAGAATGGGACAGAGCCACTGATAGCATTAACGCACGGGTGTTTGATGACATGAGTGAATTTCGCACCGACAGCAAAGGTGAAACAGTTGTCGGTGATAGCGCAGTTTGGGCCAAGTGGGACAACGCCACGCAAACAGGTTGGTTCAATGCTAAAGGTCGCCCATTAAAGCCTTGGCCTGTTAAAGAGCAAGGTGTGGCAGAAGACCAGTTGGCAGAAAAGTCAGTGAGCCAAGCACAATTCCGCACCATGGCAGCGGCAGCACACAATCCCAAATTTGCCAAGAAAGTTGGCATCAGTCCGGCAGTGGCAAAAGAGTTTCACTCTGCAGACAAAAACAGCAACTACAAAAAACTTCCTGACCGCACCACAGAAGGCGAAGTTGAAAAAACCAAAACAGGCATGATACATCGTAGCAGTGGTGCATATGGTGGTGGTGAAGCACCACGTGCTTATTATGATCCGGGCAAATATGCCAAAGACATTGATCATTTAGACAAAGGTTTAACTGCCAAATTAGACAAGAGTATGGGCATTAAATGGCCACATGGTAACAAAAAATCAGGCATGGACGAAGGCGAACAACAAAAGGGTGCTGACTATCGTGATCCGCCCGAAGCCGACTACGGCGATGACTATCAAGACATGGTTGCCAGAGTGAAAAAATTAGCTGGACTGGGTCCGTTAAAAACTGTGTATGATCCTGCCCGGCGTGTGTACCGAAATGTACCAACAGCTCAACAACCTAAAAAATGAGAATCTCAGACATCGTAACTGAAAACACCCTAGGAACTGTGTTGACATGGCCTTGGGTTGTTAACAAAATCAACAGCGCAATGAAAGCCACGGGCTGGAAAGGGCAACGTCAAAGCGATGGCACTTTTATGTTTAGTGTGAAAGGTCAAGAAACTGATGACCAGTTTTATTTTGTTATTATAGAAAACGCTGGGGAAGGTTTCTTTTCATACGCATTAGGCACAGTAGAAGAAGGTGATCCATACATTGATGATGCTTATAGAGGTAAATTGCCCAACACAGAAGCCAGTGTAAGCGAGTTAATGAATGAGATTCGTGAAGGGTTTGGACTAAACGAAGAGCAGCTAAACGAGCTCACCTTTATGGGTTCACAATGCACCAAAGACTGTTCCGGACACCGTGCTGGATACAATTGGAGTGTTGCTCGAGGACGCAAGAGTGCAGCTTCATGGTCAAACTCATTCAACAAAGGCGCTGAATTAGCAGCCACTGGACATTGACCCATACATAAGTGCATGATTGATATCTGCACAGTTGTATTTGAATCCGAACTTGACATTCTAAAACTACAAGCCCGTAGCATTGAGCTATATTGTAAAGACATCGGCTTGAAAAATATCTTTGTAATGGTGAATGATCTTAGCCGAGTAGATCCTGCCTGGTATGGTGCATTTGCTGATCATGTAAAAATCGTTCCAAGATCTGCATTTGGTTGCGCTTGGAGTGACAACGGTTGGGTCAGTCAACAAGTGTTAAAGATATTAGGTGCAGCTCAGAGTGAGAATACCTGGTGCATGATTGTAGATGCCAAAACACTATTTGTGCGACCAATTGAGTTGGATCAAGTGATAGTAGACGGGCGTGCTGCTACAGGAAGTATGCCAATCTATCCTGTATTTGATGCCAGCCGAAACATAACCAACCAGTTGTTTGATATTGATTTGCCAGCACAGTTAGGCCCCGGTGGTGTGCCATTTTTTGTTGAACCCAGTTTAACAAGAGAAATGATTCAAGAAGTAGAACACAGAACTGGCCAAGACTTTAGTGACTACTTTCAACAACAGGGTCGGCTTACAGAGTTCATATTGTATTCAGGCTATGTGTGGTACCGAGATTGCACATTTGACAAGAGATATCACACACAATCAAACATTCATCCTGCTAATCTTTGCCACAGTGAAACAGGCATCTTTGATTCAAAACTTAACACAATGAATCAGCCCAAAACTCTCACAGTAAGCATACACAGAAATGCATGGTCACAACTAAGCAAAGAACAACAGCAACAATATCATACATTGTTAGCCGAAAGAGGCATCTTATGAAAGCCTTGTGCTTGGTAGCACATCCAGATGACTGTGTGATATTTGCACTCAGTTATATTCACAATCATGCTGACCATGACTGGACTATTGGCTACTTGACCTATACAGAGCAAGATCCTCGTGGATCAGAACTCTCTGACTTTTGGCACAAGCGTGGAATCAACTGTGTGTTCTTGGGCTTTGAAGATCATTGGCACGACAATGAACAACAACGATTCACATGCTGGTCTGCACTAGATGCAGAAACAGCCTGCGCACAGTTGGCAGCCAACTACGACTTGATTCTCACACACGACAAGCAGGGGGATTATGGACACATACATCATCGTTTGGTTTACCGAGCTGTAGCCAATCATCCACGAGTGGTTACTTTTGCTCCGCCGGGCCAAGGAACTGTGACCTACACTGTGCCACCAGATACATATAGCATAGATGAACTACCACTGCATGGTGAGATTGTGCGTGGCTTTCATCCCATAACACATCAAAACGATTACAAGGAACGTCAATGAAATTAATGGTAGCAGGCTGTTCATTTTCAGCTGTGAGTCAAACTTTACCGGGCACTGCCTGGAGTGAACGCCTGGCTGAAAAACTAGGCGGCTGGGAATTGGTCAATCTTGCTAGACAAGGCTGTTCAAATGGCGGCATACGCATTCAAATAGATGAAATTCGTAGACAGCGTCCAGACTTTGCTGTGATTGGGCCTACCTTTTGGGATAGGATGGAAATACCTGCCAACTCTGTGCCTTATGACTGGACTCAAGCGCCTAGTGCAGGAGAAAATCCTCCATTGGAACAGCACTTACAGAATAGAAAACTAGGTAATGGTTACTGCAGAGAAGATGGCATACGCAATGTAAACTATGGTCGAGAGCAATCAAACATGATCTGTGAAACTATCTTTACACTAGCTGAAAACTTTGATCATCCGTACAGAATGGGCCGCATTACTAAACAAGCGCAGACGGGTGTGCGGCATTGGATTGATTCAATCTACGACAATGCCTGGAAAAAACAACAGGACGAGTGGATGATACGAGAAGGTGTGATCACCATGTTCTTAGAAGACATCCAGTTCTTGGTGCTGCCTAACTTGTTATGGCCCTTTGACCCTGCCAATGTCAATCAGTGGCGCGAAGCATTTCCTGCTCTTGTACCTGATCACTATATCAACTTGGACGAAGCACGCTCGCCACAGGCCATTTGCGGTAACAATCCGTTTACGGGCGAAGATCCTGGCTATCACTCAAGCCCTGCTGGACAAGAAATCATTGCTGAACACTTCTATCAGCACTGGCTTGCTTACTTCAAGTGATTCACAACAAAATTCTGTAGCTGTTGAGTGTTTTCCTGTTCAAACTCATACAGTCTATTGTGATTGTGGTCTAGTCTGGGTTTTAATTTTTTCAGCAGTGCAGGCAAATCTTGACTGCACAACCATTGCACTTGTTCAAGCGCACCATGCCATCTTGCAATGTCGTCTGGCTTGTTGTCGTATGATTCGTCTATGACATCGCCAAAAGTTTCAAATCCCCAGTCTCGGTAATATTGCAAAAACCCTTGTATAGCAAATACCACAAACAGTCTGCGAGCTTGCAGGCATTTGGCCATTTTTTCTGCTGACAAAAATATGCGGTCTTCAGAGACGTGTTTGCCCAGAGTTTCACACACCACTGAAAACCAAGTACGATTGTATATTTCCCATGGCACAAATCCACTGACTGAATGGTCCATTTGAGATTTTACTTCCCATAAAGGGTCAAGGTGTGGGCTCACATAAGGATATTGCAATTTTGTGTTGTTAAACAGTGCAGTCACACGTTCAGGAGTTTGATTGATCCAATGGCCCACAAACAGATCTCTGTAGGTCACAATGCCTTGCTCCAGTAATCCTGATTGTTGTAGACCCAGCATGGCAAAGTCTCTGTGCTCGCGCCTGGCTCCTAGCAAACACTCAAATGCATACGGGCGGTCAAGTGGGAAATCCACACGTGGTGGATTCCAACGTAGGAAATTAAAACTCCAGGCTGGTCTGTAAATTACTCTTGGGTCAGCAGGTTCATCCAACCAAATGCTGGCTGTGTGCAATAGCCAATTTTTGACTCCTGTGGTCTCGATCCAGGTCACAAGTTCTTTTTTGCTGCGCCATTCGATGTCAGTGAATAACACAAGATCAAACTCATGCAAAGGAAATTGCATGTACTCTGGACAATAATCAAACTTGTTAGGCAAACTGTAAAACACTGGCATCACTGCTATGCGATGCGGCTGTGCCAGGGCAGTTGGCAAATCCACAATCTGCTTGAAATCAAACCCCCATTCAGTTGCGTGGTAACCCGGAGAAAATACCTTAAGTGTGGCGTGCAAGTCTTTCACGAATCTTGTCCATGTAGTAATCAAACTTAGGAATTTCTTTTTTGTCCCAGTCAAACTGCAAACTGCGACTTAGGTCAGGCACAGCATCACACACAGCAGTATGGTAAGTGGGGTCAAAGTCGCCAATCTTTTCCATGTCGTCATAGTGATATCTACGCTGGAATTCCATGGTTATATCCTGACGACTCATGGCCCAGTTGCCAATGAATTCGTATTCAGAGAACCAACGAATCAGTTCACCATTGCCCCAAGGTGGCACAGTAGGCTCGGGCGGGCATGAGTCAATCATGGCATTCAGCCATTTTTTGTTGTGTGTTTGTTCCAGGAACTTCACAAGGTCGTTGAAGTCTTTTTTCAGCACAGGCACAAACTCTGAAATAAAGCAGTGTGGTGTGAGTCGGTCAAAGCCCAGAGCATTCTTGATGCTCTCATAGTAACCCCAACTGTGCCGTTCGTTTTCTAACACCATAAAGTTCAGCTTGCCATCTTTAAAGGGCTCGTAGTCTTTGATCAACAAGCAATCACAGTCATGCATGATCATGAGATCGTAATCTAAATAATCTAAGAAAGCAAACTTGATGGCCTGTTGACGCAACCAGTAGGTTCTATAGTCGCCTTCAAAAACCCAGTCATTAACTTCAGGATATATTCTGTAAATTTCCGAGTCAGGTGCATAGTCAAATTTTGCAGTGTCTATACCGTGCTTTTCAAATACTTCCCAAAGTTCATCTTTGGGCACAGGACTGGCAATGCAAGTTCTATCCACACCAATAAGGTGTTGAGTAAATTCTGGTTGTAGGCTCATTATAGCATGCGGCACACGATAGCGTGCTAGGTATAAGATTTTTGCGCTGGTCATGGCATTAATTATAGAGTAGCAACAGCAGAGGCTGTTTTCCCGCAAGTGCTAACACACTGATATGGTCTGCCTTCGGCAATGCTGGATTTGCTCCATGCTTGTTCTACACTTTCAAACCAGGCCAAACAATGTTCCAATGGATACTGCAACGCATTGTTTTCTTGTACCATGGGTGCCAGTTCCTTGTTGCCCGGATGACTCATGGTGTGTGGATAAAACCCTAAAAAGCAACATGGATACACACTACCATCTGCGGCAATGTATATTTCTTGATTTTGTTTGTGAATACAGTTCATTGACAAATTTGGAACATCTTTGTGAGAACGATATGTTTTAGAATCATACCAAGTGACATGATTTTCTAACAATGCTTCAATTGTTGGAACTTCACCAGGTTCAGCGAGTCCAATCACATGACTAAACTTTCCATCTCTAGTGAATACTGGTCCACGATCTCGTCCATCGTATATGTTTTCAAATTCAAAAAAACCCAGATCATGTGCCAGCTGGCGGCATTCTTGTTCTTGATGGCGATTGTGATCAAAAGGCACAAATCGCCACACAGCCCGACCTCCTGCACGAATTAGTGCTTGTGCATGATCAATGATTCTGTGCCAATCTGTGTCTTGACGATATAATTTGTGAGTGTCACTCATGCCGTCGATTGCAAATCCCACTGTGACTCTGGGTAGTGCTAGTCTGCTCCACCAGTCTGGGCTGCGTAAACTACCATTGGTATTGATATGAACTGGCACGTTGTGAGCAGCAATATATTCAACTATGTCTACCGCATCACGAGCTGATGCAAAATCACCAAGATTGCCATTAAATGTAATGCCTCTAAATCCAAACACTGTTGGTATTCGACCATTAATAGGTTCGTCAGGGCGAATTAGTTGCGCCAGCAGTTCAGGAGTAACAATGTGTTTGAAATCTGCTAGAGACAATTCACATGTTGGGTATCCAGAATTGTATTCGTACCCTCTATAATTTCGCATGCACATGGGACATCTTGCATTGCATCTTGTGGTCAATTCAATATGCAATCGACGAATTTCTGATAGTTTTAACATTGTGATATTTATAGCTGTATATTTGACTAAATATCTAATGCAGACCAAATCAGTTCAAGTTCATTGTGATGTTTATTGCAAGTGGGATGGCAATGACACCCGCTATAGACTGTATGTAAATGACGAGTTGTTTACAGAAAGATCATGGATTTGGAATGGTAAAGAGTATTACTTAGAAGAAGTGATAGTGATTGAAGCACCTCCAGGATTGTACAAAATTAAATATGAACTGGTGGAACCGTGTGGCAGCAAACTAAAAATAAGAAACATGCGAGTAGTCAGTAAAAATGCTGCGATACACGACGATCAAATAACATTGGAAATACCATCATCATGAGAATGAAAGAAATAATGGAAAATGCGTCAGTAGGTGGCACTAGTTCAGGGTCTATAGCACCTGTAAGTCAGCCATTGGGCATGGTGTCAAGATCTGGCGGATCCATGTTAAGTGGTAAATATGTAACAGGCTCTGATCCTACACCGAACACGCCTAAGGAATACAAAAGGAATAAACATGTTAGCGGACGCTTTAAAAACTCTCCTGGCAACTGAGTATGCTTTCAGCATCAAAGCCCAGCTGTTTCACTGGAATGTGGAAGGACCGGACTTTGCTCAATTACACGAGTTTTTTGGAAACTTGTATGAAGAAGTCTATAACGGATCAATAGACCGAACCGCTGAATACATTCGCGCACTAGGCGACTACTCGCCGGGCAGTTTTGAGCGTTTTGCTGAGCTGTCAGAAATCAAGGGCCAGACCAAGATACCTCGTGCCCGACTCATGATTGAAGAACTGTTGGCTAACAACACCCAACTGTTGGAACTTCTTAACCAATGCTTTGCTGTTGCTGAACAAGAAAATCAACAAGGCATCGCTAATTTTATAGCAGAACGCATTGATGCTCAACAAAAGCATGGCTGGATGCTGAGAAGTTTCTTGAAAGACGAAAGAGCATGAGCAACGACATTAGAGACATACTGCAACGTTTGAGTATAGTAGAAGGCAAAACTACTCCAGTAAACGTTAAACATGGACTTAATCAACAACAAAAATCAGTGCATCAATTGCCAGCATTGTTCAAGCCGCACAGCATTCGAGCACTAGGTGCCAAGACAGATCCTCAACATCCCATGCATGGTGAGTTAGTGGGCGACTCTGTTGTTCCAAAGAAACCATCGCTTGGAGAGGCCATGCAAGAAGTCGAAGAAGATATGTTGAGCAAGGTCAAAAAAGACCTCACACAGTATCTTGATCAACTGGAGAAAAAAGTCCGAGTTGATCGTGAACTCAAAGACAAAGCCAAAGACGCTGTGGAAAAACACACCGCCGAAGAAGAAATTGAAGAAAACGATTATGAACTAACTGATCCTAGCACAGTGCATGGCATCGAAGACAACATAGATACCCAACTAGGCAATCCACAACAGCCCATCAAAGTCATGGAACTGGATGACGGTGCCATATTTGAAATACACGGTGATGAAGGCAACGGTTATGAAATACGCCATCGTGGTCGTAGCTTGCCCAGTCGATTCCGCACATCTGACGAAGCAGGCATAGCAGTTGATTTGTTCCGCGCTCATAAACAGCGTAATCGGCCAGAACAAAATCTCAATCAAGATTACATAGAAGAACGATAATATGAAACTTGCTGATTTATTTGAAAACGATAGTTTGACAGATTATTTCAAACAGCTACAAAAAAATAATCCTCAATTTGCCAATCTCCGTATACATGGTGATCCAGAACATGACGAGCTACGCAAACAAGATCGAACAGCGTATCTGGCTCGACAAACACAAGCAGCAAAATCTGCAGCAGCAGATGCAGCGTCAGTTGATGTTGATGCATTGAAAAGAGAACTGTCTGCAAAACAAGACAAATATAAACAACTAGGCGGCGACAGTTATCAATATGCCGACCGCATGATGCCCCGAGACCTCGAGGCACAGGCATTACACCAACAGATCAATTCCCTAGCGAGAAGAATTCAAGCCGCAGGTGGCTAACCAAACTCAGCCTTAGGACCGAGTAGGCGGCTGCTGCCTGGGTCAATGGATTCGCTACCTTGCGATCCAAAGTGAGCAAATTCATCTTGACATTCCTCTGCTAAAACTGTATACTTGTTTTTTTAGGAGGCTCTATGAGCAAGACATTTAACGGCGAACAAAAACTCAAACTTACCCAAATCATCAACGAAGGCATGCAAGTGCTTCACGAGATCGAAACACTCAACGGCGGACTCACTGACACTATCAAGGCTGTGGCCGAAGAGTTGGAAATCAAACCTGCCATTCTCAAGAAGGCCATCAAACTGGCACACAAGGCTGAATTTGGCAAAGAAAAACAAGATCACGAAACTCTAGAAACAATTCTTGAAACTGTTGGAAAAACTCTTTAAGAGTAATGCAACAATCATTTCTAATGTCTGCTAAGTCTATAGTTCTTGTGTCTGCCAGCAGAACTGGGTCAATGTTAGTGTGGCATAATTTGAATTGGCACGTCAAATTCAAACTTCCAATAGTTCACACTCACAATGCCTTGGTTGACGTTGCAGATGATCAACTGGTGGTTATAAGTCGACGACAAAATAACTTTGACACTATTGTCAGCAGTTTGGTAGGACAACGTACCAAAGAATTTGTAAAGTATACTGGCAAAAACATTAGTAGTTTTTTTGTAAGTAAAGACGAGTTTGAAAAAACTTTTTGGTTTGTGGAATGTCATCAGCAGCTGACTCAAACAAGATTTACAGAAGCAGTTATTGTTGAGTTTGAACCGTTGATTAATGATTCTCTCTACTTGTTTGGTTTATTTGGCATTGCCAAAGAAACAGATTATCGATTTCTACAAAAGTCGCCGTATCGTGCTTGCGACTTGATTGAAAATTATGTAGAATGCAAGTCTTGGTTCAATCAATTAAAAGAAGAGACATCTTTAGACCATAATATAATGGGCAACTTCTTATCCGAGCACAAACAAATGTACAGCTGATAATTGTCAGCATAAGTAACAGTAGAGTCGCCTACTTTACAGGCATGTATCATGGCACACCAGCCACAATTGGAGATCAATGAGCTATATCGACGCACTGTTTGATCGTGAACACGATCGCATTCATGTTGTAGAACGCCGCAATGGCGAACGAGTCTACAAAGAATATCCTGCCAACTACATCTTCTATTATGACGATCCTAGAGGCAAGTTCCAAAGTATTTACGGCACACCTGTAAATAGATTCTCATCGCGCAACAACAAAGAATTTCGCAAGGAAGTTCGCAGCCAGTCTGGCAAGCAGTTGTATGAATCAGACATCAATCCCATCTTTAGATGCTTGGAAGAAAACTACAAAGACCAAGATGCTCCGGAACTGCACACAGCATTTTTCGACATTGAAGTTGCGTTTGACCAAGAGCGCGGATTCTCACCTGTGGCAGATCCATTCAATCCTATCACTGCAATATCTGTATATTTGGACTGGTTGGATCAGATGATCACACTGGCAGTGCCGCCCAAACATCTAAGTTGGGACACAGCACAAGAGCTGGTGAGTGAGTTTGAAAACACCATCTTGTTTGAGCGTGAAGAAGACATGATCAAGATGTTCCTGGACGTGATTGAAGGTGCAGATGTACTTACAGGCTGGAACTCAGAAGGCTATGACATTCCTTACACAGTAAATCGTACCACACGAATACTCAGCAAGGACGACACAAGGCGTTTTTGTTTGTGGGGTCAGTTTCCCAAGCAACGTATGTTTGAACGCTTTGGCGCAGAGAATCAGACCTACGACTTGATTGGTCGTGTGCATATGGACTATATGCAGTTGTATCGCAAGTACACATACGAAGAACGCCACTCATACAGTTTGGATGCTATTGGCGAATACGAACTGGGCGAACGCAAAACACAGTTTGAAGGCACACTGGATCAGTTGTACAACCAACACTTTAAGAAGTTCATTGAGTACAACCGCCAAGACACCATGATCATTGCCAAACTGGACAAGAAATTGCGCTTCTTGGATCTGGCCAATGAACTGGCACATGCCAATACTGTGTTGCTACAAACCACAATGGGTGCGGTGGCAGTGACTGAACAGGCCATTATCAATGAAGCACACGAACGTGGCATGGTTGTGCCCAATCGCAAGCAACGCCTCACAGATGATGACACACAGGCTGCAGGTGCTTACGTAGCATATCCTAAAAAGGGCTTGCACATGTGGATTGGATCAGTGGACATCAATTCACTATATCCATCAGCCATTCGTGCCATGAACATGGGTCCAGAAACTGTGGTAGGTCAATTGCGGCAGACCATGACTGATCATTTGATCAAAGCCAACATGGCCAAGGGACAAAGTTTTGCGGCTGCATGGGAAGGCCTGTTTGCCAGCTTAGAATACACAGCCGTAATGGAACAGCAACGTGGCACAGAAATTACCATTGACTGGGAAGGCGGCGAAGAGTCAGTCCACTCGGCCATGGAAATCTGGCACATGATCTTTGATAGCAACCAGCCCTGGATCCTCACTGCCAATGGTACCATTCTCACTTACGAGAAGAAAGGTATCATCCCCGGCTTGCTAGAACGCTGGTATCGTGAGCGACAAGAGCTACAGGCCAAGAAGAAAGAAACCAAGGATCCCAAAGAGATTGCGTTCTGGGACAAGCGTCAGCTGGTCAAGAAGATTAACCTTAACTCCTTGTATGGTGCTATTTTGAATCCAGGCTGTAGATTCTTTGACAAGCGCATTGGGCAGTCAACCACACTGGCAGGCAGATCAATTGCCAAGCACATGGATGCTCACATCAACGAGTGTATCACAGGCGAATATGATCACACAGGCAAGGCCATCATCTATGGTGATACAGACTCATGCTATTTCTCTGCGTGGCCCATACTGGAAAAAGAAGTTGCAGAAGGACGTATGGAATGGTCAAAAGAAACTTGCATCCAACTGTATGACTCAATTGCTGATCAGGTAAACGAGAGCTTTCCAGCGTTTATGGAACAGGCATTCCATTGTCCCAGAGACATGGGATCCTTGATCAAAGCTGGCCGTGAACTGGTTGCTGACCGCAGTTTGTTCATTACCAAGAAGCGTTATGCTGTGAACATCATTGACTTGGAAGGCAAGCGATTGGATGTGGATGGCAAGATTGGCAAGACCAAGGCTATGGGCTTGGATTTGAAACGCAGTGATACTCCCAAAGTAATTCAAGACTTCTTGCTAGAAATTCTAAATAAAGTACTGGCAGGTACACAACGAGATGAAATTATTGAACGCATTAGAGAATTCAAGTATGAATTCAAAGAGCGGCCAGGCTGGGAGAAAGGGTCACCCAAGCGTGTGAACAACTTGACCAAGTATGCGGCAGAAGAAGCACGTCTTGGCAAAGCAAACATGCCCGGGCACGTTAGAGCCGCAATGAACTGGAATCAAATGCGTAGAATGAATTCAGACAACTACTCAATGCAGGTCGTGGATGGTATGAAAACCATTGTGTGCAAACTCAAATCAAATGCACTTGGATGGACGTCAATTGGCTATCCTACCGATGAACAAAGATTGCCTGCATGGTTTACTGAACTGCCGTTTGACGATGGGTTAATGGAAGCAACTGTTGTGGATCAAAAGGTCGATAACTTGCTGGGTGTGTTGGAGTGGGACCTTGCGGCTGCTACCAACACAGAAAACACTTTTACATCACTATTTTCATTCGAATGAAGCTAAGCCAAGTTGTTGCATACTTAAACATGTTAGACAGTACTGACATGGATCCTTCTTATGGTAATATAACTGACAAGTTAGATAACATTTTGCATGCGGTAAAAAATCGAGACTTGCAATATCATTCCGCAAACTCAGATCTTGATGAAAAACTTGCAGGTGTCAAACATTCTATTGGTAAATTTGATCAATCACTTCAGGCATTAAAACAACAATTACAAAACGACGTTGATCGCTTGGCCCCTGAATATTATGCAGAAAGTTGGAAGAGATACGAGCAGGAGATGTGTTTTGAAACAGTAGAACATCTGATCAATCGCAAGTTGAATATTGATTTTGACGATCACGAACGCCTGCGCAACACAATAAAAAACTATACCGATTGGAGATTACCCGGTATGGTTCTTGGTGCCAGACGCGAAACATTTATAGAAGATATGGTGCCTATGGATCCGCTGTATCTTGTGGACCATGATCGAGAATTAATTAACGTTGCAATGAGTCCGTTTACTCAAGAATACCAACGGCGACTGAGACCTTATGTGATCAACGACTGGAAAAACACAGAAATTTTTACAGCACTTCCGTCTAACCAATTTGGACTAGTTTTTGCCTACAACTATTTTAATTGGAAACCCATTGAGATGATTGAAAAGTTTCTCACAGAGATATACCAAAAACTACGTCCTGGTGGTGCATTAGTGTTTACCTACAATGAATGCGACAACTGGAACGGTGTTGGAGCAGTAGAAAACGCTTGGATGTGTTATACACCAGGCAGTCGGATACAAACAATAGCCAGAAATCTTGGCTATAAAATTATCGAACAATGTACCGGTACTGGTGACATTGCTTGGTTTGAAATGCACAAGCCCGGAGAAGTCCGTAGCTTGCGTGGCGGGCAAGTTCTGGCAAAAGTAATTCGCCAAGAATGATTGCAAATTCTAAATACATCTGTTATAATTAAACACTTAGGAGTATACAATGAGAGATTATCTATTAGACTTAGTACAACACACACATGACCTTGGTTGCATTGACTTGATCAAGATTGTGGGTGATGACAAATCCACACAGATCGTAGGCTTGGCCGAAGATATGAGTGTGGTTGTGGAAGGTGAATTTAAAAACCCACACCCTGATTTTGTGGGCACATTTGGCATGCCAAACTTGAGCAAGTTGAAAATTCTGTTGAGCTTGCAAGAGTACAAAGAAAATGCCAAACTCAGCTTGAGTCGTCGTGCAGGTGGAGAACCCGATGGCATCAACTTTGAAAATGCTGTGGGCGACTTTAAAAACAACTATCGGTTTATGGCCGAAGCAATTGTGACTGAAAAGCTCAAGACGCCCAAGTTCAAAGGTGTTAACTGGCATATTGAATTTGAACCCACTGTGGCTGCAATCAATCGATTGCGTATGCAGGCACAGGCCAATGCCGAGGAACCACATTTTCAAGCCAAGACCGAAAACGGCGACTTGAAGTTTTTCTTTGGTGACCATAGCACACACTCTGGCAACTTTGTGTTCCACCCTGGTGTGAATGGTCAGTTGAAACGTGCATGGTCTTGGCCTGCTCAACAAGTCATGAGTATCTTGGCCCTCACCGGTGACAAGACCATTCGCATCAGTGATGATGGTGCTGCCAAGATCACTGTGGATTCAGGCATTGTTGTTTATAACTACATCTTACCGGCACAAAGCAAGTAATAGATGATACAAGTAAATCCTTTTATTTTTTCAAGTTATTCAAGAGGAAGTACTGAGATTGCACACGACTGTGATCGACCGTTTAAAACTTTGACCGTCAATCTTGAGGGAAATTGTTTTTTATGTATATGTGATGCATGGTTACCGGTTAGTGTAGGCAACGTACTCGATTTTGAATCACTGAGTGATATTTGGAACAATCCTATAGCACAGAAACTACAACAAACTGTCAAGGATCGTAAATTTACCTATTGTGCTGTAGATACGTGCGGTGTTATGGACAGAAATATAACAACACCGGACTACAGAATTAATTTTGCCATTGATGATAGTTGCAATTTGGCCTGTCCAAGTTGTCGCGTCGGTGCTATTAACTATATCGAAGGCCCTGTGTTTGAACGTAAACTTGCACAGGTTAAACATTTTGTTAAACTGATTAATGAATTTACAGAACCGATGTCAATCGTTATGACAGGTAATGGTGATCCATTGGCCAGTTTGATCATGCGCCCATTGGTGTTAAATTGGAAACCAAAATCAAATCAAAGTGTTATACTTTTTACCAATGGATTGTTGATGAAAAAATTATTACCAGACAGTGGTATATTACCAAACATTCAAGAATTTCTAATTAGTGTAGATGCTGGTAGTAAAGAAGTTTACGAAGTAGTCAGGCGTCCTGGGCGGTTTGATGTACTACAGGATAATCTTAGTTGGTTATCTAAAAACCGTAGACCGAACACAAATGTACTATTAAAATTTGTGTTACAATCAAAAAACTTTAATGATCTTGAAAACTTTTCTAATATGTGTCTTGAGTATGGATTTCTAGGAGAAGTTACTAAAATTGATAAATGGAATATCAAGGATTTTGATAGTCACGATGTTATTGGTAATAAGCAACATCCAAATCATGAATTGGCTGTACAAAAATTGCTCGAGATTTCAACATATAAACACATAACCATTGGATCGAGTCTTAAACAATTACTATGACACAAGATAACTTAACTACCAAGCAATTGGATTACGCTGTGTTTCTTCCAGCCATCAGCGGATTCTATTCCACATTTGTGGGCAAGCAAAGGAATGAACAATATGTAGATCCCGCACGGTTTCCACAGGGCCTTACAGACATGGAACAGCTTAATTGGCTCAACTCCACCAAGGCTTTATTTCCGTATCGTTGGTCACTTGCGTCTGGAGGACATGCTAACCTCGATCTCTCAAAACAAGACTGGTCTGAGGACATGGTACGAAACCGAGAGCCTGGTACATTTCTCCTGGGCGACTCTGGTGGTTTCCAGATTGCCAAAGGTCTGTGGGAAGGTGATTGGAAGGCCAACTCAGGTTGTGCTAAAGCTCAAAAGAAACGCGAGCTTGTGCTTAATTGGCTGGACAATGTGTCTGATTACTGCATGACACTTGATATTCCAACCTGGGTCATTCACGATAAAAAAGCCAGCAAGGCCTGTCAAATCTCCACACTGCAAGAAGCAGTAGACGCTACCAAGTTCAACAACGAATACTTTATGAAACATCGTAAGGGTATTCGTAATGGTGGTACTAGGATTCTAAATGTATTGCAAGGCGACAACCACAGCAGTGCAGACCAATGGTACGAAACCATGAAAGAATACTGTGATCCTGTCAAGTATCCAGACACACATTTTGACGGTTGGTCAATGGGTGGACAAAACATGTGTGACGTTCATTTGGTTCTACGTCGCCTGGTAGCCCTGCGCTATGACAATTTGTTGCAAGAAGGTGTGCATGATTGGATGCACTTCTTGGGCACATCAAAGTTAGAATGGGCTGTGCTACTGACCGTAATTCAACGAGCAGTTAGAAAATACGTTAATCCGGCTTTTACTATTAGTTTTGATTGTGCCAGTCCATTCCTTGCCACAGCCAACGGACAAGTGTATTACGAAAATGTATTTGAACATGATTCAAAGTGGTCGTATCGCATGGGTCCTAGTGCCGACGATAAAAAATACAGCCTAGACACACGCAAGTGGTCAACTGGCGTGGTAGCAGATGGAATCTATCCACGCTGGGAAGACAGCCCACTAAGTGACTTGTTTCAGATGAAAGATATTTGCATTTACAAGCCCGGCGACCTAAATAAGATTGGCAAAGAAGGCAAGACATCATGGGATTCATTCTCATATGCACTGCTGATGGGGCACAATGTTTGGATGCATCTAACTGCTGTGCAAGAAGCCAATCGACGATTTGATGCAGGTGAACATCCTGCCATGATGCGCCGTAGCACAGGCGATTATGCTCGATTTGAAGACATTGTGGAAGCAATCTTTGCCGCACCAGATCGAGAAACTGCTGACGCTATTATTGAAACATATGATAGTTATTGGATGGAGATTGTGGGCACACGAGGATTCAAAGGTAAGAAGACCAAAAACGCTCGCACACAATTCAACGCACTGTTCTCTTTCGAACAACCAGAAGTTGACACAGAACCCGAAGACCAGTTACAATTAGAAGCATTACAACTGCTTGAAAGTGAGCAAATCAAATGAATCGCCAAGGACACGCAGACACCAACTTCTTTGTAGGTACAGAAGTTGAGGCCAGCCCTGTTGCTGGACACCGCACATTGTTTGTGGTAGGATTGCAAACTGCATCAGATATTGACTGGAAGCGTGGCGAAATTGATGCACGATCAAAACTACCAATCACACACATCTATTTTGGTGCCAATCAAAGTTTTCCAAATCCCACTATCAATGATGCTGAAGCCTGGACTGCGTGGGAACGCATGATTCAACCGTGGTTGGACAAAGGATACTGGTGTACACTAGATCTTGATGTCAGTGCTGTGGAAGGCCTAGCTGAAGGCAGTTTGTGCGAACAGTCACAATTTATCCCAATGATATCTGTAAAACTACCTTACGTCAAACTGCTAGGTTACAATACCACAATCAAACTGGACGACAAAGATTTCAAAGCAACCAACCCCGGAGTATGGTGTCACAGCCTGCATAATTTGCTGGATAGAAAAACATTTACCTCATGGGATCAATACACAAAGGACGAAGTAATCAAATGATACAAGCTGAACGAGACACTGTAGAAAGAATCAAGCATGCCGCTCAAAGACAAATCTGGGTTACCTTCCAAAGAGAAGGCATCCACTGTTACCCAGCAGCCGCAACAGATCCAGCCCTTAAGACGGGCGATGAGTATGACGTTAGTTTCCTTGGTACTCCTCACCGTCATATCTTCCACTTCCGGGTGTGGATTTCTGTTGTACACAATGATAGAGACATTGAATTCATCCAGTTCAAGCGATGGCTCGAAAAGCTCTACAAAGAAGGAACCATCCAACTTGACTACAAGTCATGTGAAATGATGTCGGACGATTTGTATTTGCAAATCGCTGGCAGGTATCCCGGACGCTCAGTCTGGATTGAGGTCTCTGAAGATGGTGAAAATGGAGCCCTTATTAAATATGAAACTCACCGCCCCAATATCAACATTGCTATCTAATAGGAAACAAAATGGCAAAAATTACATACAAATCTAATCCCCGCGTGATTGAAATCCAAGAAGACTTGGAAAAACTTTTGGAGTTCTGTCAGGACTATGGTTACCGTTACAATGAGGCCGATTTGTACAACTTTAAGAGTTATGCGTGGCAACAGTTTAACAAATACTCACAAGGCAAAAACGCCAAGAACATGTGGGACGAAGACACTCGTCGCTTTGCCGGAAGATACTAATGAGAAAACTATTCTACATGGGCTTGGAAAGTTATGAAGCCCGCTACACACTGCAACTGACAGAATGGAATCGACGTGTGTTTGACCGCAGAGGACTAGATGTTGTGTATGTGCCTGGCACCACAATCGACAACACACAAGCCATCTCGGTAGGCCAGGTGTTGGACGCACACGGACGCAGTTACTTTGCCATGAGCCAGATGATGAACTTGGTTCAGCTCATGAAGAACGGTGATGTAACTGGTGATGATGTGATCTACTTTGAAGACATGTTCCAACCAGGCTTTGAAAGTCTTGGCTACATCATGAACCAGATTCCACAAGAACAATGTCCAAAGATCTATGTTCGTTGTTTGGCACAGGCCATTGATCCTGATGACTTCGTGCATGTGTGGGGAATGGCAAAGTGGATGAACTTGTATGAACAAATGGTCAATGAGATGGTGGCTTTCTCGGGGGGTGCAGTATTGGCTACCAATGAAGAAATGGTCGCGCACATGCGCATCGCTGGATGGACTGCTCCAATCTACAACATTTCCGGCCTGGCATTTGGCAAATCAGAAGTTCTGGAGAGAATTGGCGGAACGGGAAATATCACGCCGTTTGCTTCGCGTCCGCGGAGGGTGGGTTTCGCAGCAAGGTTCGATCAAGAGAAGCAACCTGGCTTCTTTATGGACCTCATTGAGATGTATGGTGAGCTCACCAGCGAGCCATGTGAGTTTGCAATATACAGTGGCGGACCTCTCCGATCCAACAATCCAGAGTATATTGAACGTGCCCGCCGTATGGAGGCACAAGGCAAGCTCAAAATCTACGACAACATAAGCAAAAATGAATACTATGCTCATCTTAACAATACTCGTGTGTTGTTTAATTGTGCTTTACAAGATTGGGTTTCAAACACCGTATCAGAGGCCGATACTCTTGGATGCAATGTGTTATATCCAGCGTATCGCAGTTTTCCTGAAACCTTCGCAAACGATCCCAATAGACTGTATATTCCCTGGAGCATAGATGATGCTTATCACAAAATGCAAAACCTACTTCGCGAGCCGCACCACAACATGGGACTTATTTCCGACTGGAACAATTCCACTGTGGATCGTGTTGTGGATATTATTAGCGGTGTGGGTGAGCAATGGAATAGAGCGGGCAATCGCTATCGTGACCACGCTTCTCACGAAAAATATCAAGTTGTAAAGATCGAAGCATGATTGTAATTGTAACCGGCTCAGCTGGATATATTGGTGGTCAGACCATGCTCACATTGAAAGATGCTGGGCATACAGTGTACGGCATTGACCGTAGAGATCCTCCCAAGCATCTTCAAGGTGTGCCCGACGGATTCTTGTGTGAAGATTTTTCTACTGATACTGCCCTAAGTTGGATCATACAAAAACAACCCAATGCTATTATCCATTGTGCTGGCACCAGTCTTGTGGGTCCTTCAGTAAAGAATCCTTCAGAATACTACAACAACAATGTGGCCAAAACATTGAAGTTGTTGGACATTGTTAAACAAAGCATGCCTCGTTGTAAGTTGGTGTTTAGTTCTAGTGCTGCCACATACGGCGAACCTATCATGAATCCCATACACGAAGTGGATCCTAAAGAGCCTGTCAGTCCGTATGGTGAATCTAAACTGATGATTGACATGATGCTGGAAAGCTATCACCGGGCATACGGTCTTGACTATGTGAGCTTTCGTTACTTCAATGCTTGTGGTGCCGATCCTGAAGGTAGGCACGGACAAGAGCCAGGTGCCACACACTTGATTGCTAAATTTTTAGAGGCCACAAGAGATGATGGACAGTTCAGAATATATGGTGATGATTACCCTACTGCTGATGGTACTTGCATTCGCGATTATGTGCATGTGGATGATATCGCCCGAGCCCACGCTTTGGCGTTGTATCACAAAATCCCTGCAGGGGTCTACAACCTTGGATCAAATCAAGGGTTCAGTGTCAAACAGGTAATAGAGCAGGCAAAAACTATCACTGGCAAGATGCCTCACATTGGCACAGAGGCTCGTCGAGCAGGCGATCCACCTGAACTGATTGCAAGTCCAGACAAGTTTAACCTGGTTGCAGGGGCTTGGCGGCATCATGATTTAGATGACATGATTCAACACGCATGGAACTGGTATGTTCGACAAGATAAAAAAGTTTGAAGACGAACTAGCAGAGTTCACAGGAGCACCGTATGCTGTCATGACTGATTGCTGTACACATGCCATTGAACTTTGCTTGCGATATAATCGAGTGAGAGAAGTTGTAATGACTCCATATACCTATCTCAGCATACCTATGACCATGCACAAATTGGGTATCAAATACTACTACCGAGAAGAGGAGTGGACCGGCGAATATCGGTTCCATGGCACCCGCATATGGGACTCGGCTCGTAGACTCGAATCAGGCATGTATCGCCTGGGTACCATGCAGTGTTTGAGCTTTGGCCATAACAAGCCATTGGCAATTGGGCATGGTGGTGCCATATTGTTAGATGACAAGATAGCATATGAAACTATATTGCGTCAACGCTATGATGGCAGAGACTTAACTGTGGTTCCGTGGCAAGACCAAAAGACTTTTCATGTGGGCTATCATTACAAACCCAGTATCGAAGATGCTGTTCAAGGTATGGCATTGTTGCAAGGTGTCAAAGAACACAATCCCAAACCCGTACATGTGCCATACCCTGACTTGAGAAATATCAAAATCGTTGACGATTCCGTCTAAATACTTTACAATTACACAAAGGTCATCCACGACCTAAACTCGGAGAATAAAATTGGAAAAACACTTATCACAAGTCCTTCGCGAACAGATGAAGGCAGAAGGCAAAAGATTTTGGGCAGGAGACAACATCAGTGAGTATGTTGATGAAGAGACCAAACACAGTTTAATCAACGAAGCTACCAACGCATTTGAACAAGTGCTTGATGTATTACTAATCGACAGGGAAAATGATCCAAACTCAAAAGGTACCGCACAGCGTCTTGCCAAAATGTACTTCAATGAAATTATGGCTGGCCGTTATGAGGAGAGCCCTAATGCTACAGCGTTTCCAAATGACACAGAAGGAGCGTACGAAGGTATGTTGGTGGTGCGTTCAGAGCTTAAGAGCATGTGTAGCCATCATCACCAACCTGTTACGGGTGTGGCTTATATTGGAATCATTGCTGGACCCGTGCTCATTGGTCTATCCAAGTACACGCGGATCGCGCAGTGGTGTGCAAGACGTGGGACTCTCCAAGAAGAACTATGTATGGATATTGCTCGCGAAATTGAATTTGCGACCGGGTCAAAAGATGTCGCAGTTTATATTCAAGCTACCCATGGTTGTTGTGAGAATCGCGGTATCATGGCACACTCTAGTCTTACACAAACCACAGTTTTACACGGTGCGTTTAAGTCAGACCAAAGCGTGAAGAAAGAATTCTTTGACAACATCAAACTACAACAGGACTTTGCACCACGATGATTATTATATCTAACAAAACTGGTAACATTCAATTTCCAGTTGAAGAAGGATTGTTGGAATGGTTGCAAGCAACCTATCCCTACTCTCAGTACCACTTGGCGGAGATTTAAATGACTCGAAAAAAACCAAAGGTATCCGAAGCAGAACTGGCAGCAGCTCTTGAAGAGTTGAAACAGGAATTTGAAGCATTAACTACAGAGGAAAATCAAATGGCAAAATCAAAAACAAAGGCCGCAGGGTCTGTTAAAAAACTCAGCGACAAGTTGACCAAGGTCAATGAAAACTTTACCATCAACATGTATGACAATGGCTACATGATCGAGGTGGGCGGCAGAGACGACGAAGACAACTGGAAGACTGCCAAGATCATTGTTGACACTGTGGAAGAACTGTTGTTGTTGGTTCGCGAAGCAACTGAAATTGAGCGAGCAGACTAATGTCCACCTGGGTGCTAACTACCAAGACCAAAAAGAACGCTGTTGAAAAGCAGTTTTGGACCAAGGATGGGCGAACTATCATCCGTGAAGAAGGCTATCGTTGGGGCAAGTTCTACTGCGAAAACGACGAGCGCCCTGATGTGGATCTTGCCAACCCAGATGGCTATGAACTTGGCGACAGTGAGTATGACTGGGAACTTGACCATCTTGATGATGGCTGTTGGGCAGACTGGACATTTCCAGATGACATGACTGAAGAAGAACAACAAGCAATCGAAGCAGCCTGGGACGAAGACTTTTACGATGGTATGGAAGGTCTAGGCTGGAGCAATGATGATACTGAATACTGGTTCTACGGTGAACTGGAACTGGAACAAGCATGACCCTACCATTACAGCCTGAATTGATTGGACGGCCTTATGCGCCGGCTGAATGTGTTGTGGAGCAACAGCAACTTGATCTAACCCATCAAGTGTTGCAATCTACTGCACTTAACAACTTGGGCGATTCAGTAGTACCCGACTACTGTGCTCAATTTCAAAATTGGATTTTGAGCAGCCAACTAAACACTGTGACTGGGTTGGATACATTGCCAGTTGTGGCATTTAGTCAAGGCACTACAGAAGCCTTTGATAATTTTTATATCCGACATCATGATCGACGGTTTAGAGTATTTCGTGGAGAATACATCTATCACAAACGTATATGGCAGCGTCACTATGCAGACCAATGGACGTTTATAGATGTTGATGATATCAAAACAAATGATGCAGTGATTGTGAGTTGGCCATTTGCTGATACCGGAAACACACACGAACATTTTAATCAGAAGTTCTTGGACAAGTGTTATGAATTGGGCGTGCCTGTACTGATTGACGCTGCCTTCTTTGGTGTGTGCGCAAATCAACATTATGACTTTTCTCATCCAGCTATTCAAGAGGTGGTGTTTAGTCTTAGCAAAAGTTTTCCGGTAAATGCCTTGCGTATTGGTATTAGATTTGCTAGAGAAGATTTTGAAGACGGCATGCAAATCTATCACAGCACTCAGTACGTAAACAAGTTATCGGCTGCAATTGGTCTCAAATTAATGGCCAGTAGAAATCCAGATACCACGTTTACCAAATGGCGTTCTAAACAATTGGAGTTTTGCAATCAGTTAGATCTTGAACCAAGTGATACAGTACTGTTTGGCATAGACACCGAGCACAAATATGATCACTACAATCGTGGCAGTTTGCAAACCAATAGATTGTGTTTTAGTCGCTACTATGAGTCTGGAAAGTTAGTAGTAGATGAGCGTTAACACATGGCATCCAGCTGGCCATAATGGCTGGTGCAGTGTAAATCTTACACCTGAACAGTTTTCATTTCGAGTTAACAATCCTGCTACTGAAGAATTGGATTTTCAATCAGCATGTGACATTGCTGCACAAATGCTATGCCAGGAGTGGAGCAACCGGCCACTATATCTCAGCCTTAGTGGCGGACTCGACAGTGAATTGATTGCCAACACTTTTGTTAGAAACCATATTTCATTTACACCAGTGATCCTTCAAGTTAGCAATCTCAATGCCGCAGAGTCTTGGTATGCTGAATATTGGTGCCAACAACACAACGTAACTCCGTTAATTAAAACAGTAACTATTTCTGAGTATGAGGACATTGTTAAAAAGTATTTGTTAGTGTTAAGAAACACTCACCAAACTGGTATTGTAGCTAATTTATATCTAGCTGACGAAATTCAAGCTCTTGGCGGATACTATGTAAATGGTGTGGGTGATATCAATCAAGATCAAGATCAAGATCACTTTTATTGTAACATTGTGGACTTTGCGTTAGATGTGTTTAGATCCGGTCAACACCCTACAGGATTTTTTATGTATACTGCCGAATTAGCATTGGCATATATCAAAATGTTTGATTCAGCAATAAATGAGCAGTATAATAAACTAAGATTTTATAATGTGTCGCCAAGGCCTAAAATTGCCTGGGTAGAACAAGTGATTTCTAGTAGTACACGACTGTTTCGCATGTTAGACTTTTGGTATACACATGTACCAAATTCTCAACCACACCAGTTTGGTAACAAACAAGATGTAATCAACGTATTAAAAGGAGTTAAATGACTGATTTAGAAATTGCACGTCAACAAGGCATTGCACCCTGGGACGACCGTGTGGAAGAACTTTCGGACTTTCATGTAGCTGCGTTCCGTGATCGCTTTCCAGTAACTTCAGGACATTTGTTGTTTGTGCCACAATACAATACTGATGATGTAATCATGGAATGTTTTGAATCAGCCATGTTGCATGGTCGGCGTATGGTAGCTGATGGCAAGTGTGATGCGTTCAACATTGGCATCAACATGGGGCGAGAAGCAGGGCAAACTGTAATGTATCCGCATGTGCATTTGATTCCACGACGTGTGGGCGATTGTGCAGATCCTGTGGGTGGGGTACGTGGAGTTATTCACGGACAAGCCAACTACAAAACAACAGGCTATCAACAACCTGCATAAGTATTTCTCTAAGCGGCCTGTCCGGCATCATCCCGCTATACAAACTCTGCTGCCTATGCTATAATGTCATAGGAGGACAAATAATGCAACCGATAACATACAAATTTACTTCAACCAAAGAGTACCATGACGCATTTCCATGTGCGTATAGACAGTGGAGGGCTGACAGCCACTGCAATCTAATTCATGGTTACAGTTTTTCGATGAAGTTTTACTTTGGCACAGACAACCTGGATGTACGCAATTGGGCAGCCGATTATGGTGGTCTCAAAGAACTCAAGAAGCAATTGGAAGATCAATTTGATCATACCTTACTAGTATCTGCAGATGATCCAGAGCTGGAAACATACAAGCTCTTGCAAGAGAAGAAAATGGCCAAACTCACCATCCTACCACGGCTGGGCTGTGAAGGCCTAGCAGACATGCTGTACAAGTATGTGAACGGTGTTTACATTCCGGACCTGTGGGGACCGGGTGAAGCAGAGCGTCTCTGGTGCTATCGTGTAGAAGTGCGTGAAACACAGAGCAACATGGCTTTCCGAGAAGGCCATCGCGAGTGGATGGAAGATCTGTTCGTTTAATATAACAAGGAAAAATCATGTTAGATCGAATCTTAAATGGTGTTGACCGTGCATTGGCCTACAAGCTCATGCTGGCACATATCATTATTATTGCTGTTAGCAATTACATCGTGCAATTTAAATTCTCAGTGTTTGGTGCACCATTGGCAGCAGCCGCGTTCACATTTCCACTAGTGGTTGTGTTGACCGACTTGACTGTGCGAATGTTAGGCAAACAAACTGGTCGTGCCGTGATTGCCTTGGCATTCATCCCTGCCATCATTGTATCAATGGCGGTAGTCAAATTAGGCGGTGCTCCTGACTCAGTGGCTTTCCGGATTGGTCTTGGTTCAGGTGTTGCATACTTTGTGAGCAATTTGCTTGATGTGTACGTGTTCCAATACATTCGTGAGAAGTATGCTACTTGGTGGATTGCACCTGCGTTGAGTTCAATTGTGAGCACATTCTTTGATACCTATGTGTTCTTCTTTACTGCATTTGCCGGTGGTGCCAATGAGTTTATGGCTGCTAACTGGCACATTGTTGCAACCAACAATTCAATCAGCAAAGTCATTGTGAGCTTATTGGTTATCCTACCTGCTTATGGATTGTTGTTGAGTCACTTGCAGAAAAAAATAGTAGAAGATATTAAACAACCTAACTAATGGACATTGACCATAACAAAAACCCAGGTAACTCTGGGTTTTTAACAAGTTATATCCAGGGCACAGAACAGATTAAATAAGACATGAACAAAAAAACAATAAGTTTTGTACAGCCCAACTTTCAACAAGGGCCTAAAGAATTCAATGCCTACTACTTGCCGTATTCTGCAGGTGTGATTTTGAGTTACGCCTTTGGGTTTGAGCATATTAAAAATGCCTGGGAAATTGATGAATTAATTTGGCGTAGAGAGCCCATTGAAGAAGCAGCCGCAAGATTGCAACACAATGACATTGTGGCGTTTAGTGCCTATGTATGGAATCACAGATACAACTACAAACTAGCACGTCGAATCAAAGAACTCAATCCCAAAGTAAAAATTATATTTGGTGGACCCGAGCCTGCTATTACGGATCCTGAATTGTTTGTGAAAGAACCTTTCATGGATCTTGTGAGCAAGATGGAAGGCGAGATCACATTCAAACGCATCCTAGAAGATTTTGACACAGACTTTACGCACATTCCTGGCTTGTTGATTAACACACCAGCAGGGCTAGTAGACACTGGAGATTGTGCCAGAATCGACAATCTAGATCAAATCCCCAGTCCTTACCTTGCCGGCATCTTTGATCGAATCATAGCTGAAAATCCTGATGTAATTTGGAATGCTACATTGGAAACCAATCGCGGTTGCCCTTATCAGTGTACCTTTTGTGACTGGGGCAGTCTCACTTACAACAAGGTCAAGAAATTTGAACTCACTAGAGTGTTCCATGAATTAGAATGGATTGGTCGCCATTGCGGATTTGTCACAATCACAGATGCCAACTTTGGCATGTTCATTGAACGTGACAACATGATTGTGGACAAGTTGATTGAAGTACAAAAGCAATGGGCCAAGCTGGCGTCATTTTCTATGACATGGGCCAAGAATCAAAAGAACGAAGTAGTGGGCATTGTAAAGAAATTGATCGACGAAAGCCCCAACTTTGGTCAAGGCCTTACTGTGAGTGTGCAAAGCATGGACCACGATGTGTTGGAAAACATCAAGCGTAGAAATCTTGATCAACACAAGATTGACGAAATCTTTGCTTTGTGTGATCGCAACAATATTCCTGTGTACACAGAAGTTATCTTGGGCTTGCCAGGTGAAACTGTGGAAACTTGGAAAAATGCTTTTTGGCAAATCTTCCGTGCAGGTAACCATACTGGTGTGAACATTCTCCAAGCGCAGTTGTTGGAAAATGCCGAGATGAATCTCTTGCAAAAACGAATGTGGAAGCTGGATTCAGTGCCAGTGTATGACTACATGAGTGGCAGCTATGGTGATGTAGACATGGACGAGTGTGTGGATGTTGTGGTAGGAACCAAAGACATTCCACGAGAAATGATGTTGGACACACTGGTATGGAACAGTTTTATTCAAACTTTTCACATCAACGGGTTGACCACGTACATTGCTAGATACTTGGCCAAAGCTCATGACATTGACTACAGTGAGTTCTACGACAGTTTGTACAAGTATATTGAAAGCGATGCATGGTTTCAACAACAGTTTGATGAGACACGCAGTTACTTTAGAAACTGGACCACAGACGGTCGTATCAATCATCCTCGAATTGGCAACATCGAAGTGTTTGGATGGAATCTTGTGCATCGAACCACTTTGTATATGCAACAGCAACAAAAGATCAATCATGTGTTCGATATCATTGACAACTTTGTAAGAACCACGTATACTATTGACAGCAACATACTAAATCAGTTGTTGCAGTTTCAGAGAAACTATGTGATTGATTACAAAGATTTACCAGCATTGCCAATTCAACAAAAGTTTGACTATGACTTTCTTGGATATCTACTGGACGATGCTGACATCAACACACCATGCTTGTACAAATTTGACAGCGTGGAAGATAAAACCATGAGCATGGATCGGTTCTTAGAGAACATGTATTTTGCTCGCAAGCGGAATTTTGGAAAAACAACAATAACAAAAACTAATTCAGCCAACTTACCTGAAATAGAATATGACAACAGAGAACTTATTACCCCTTGACAATCCCATCGACATCAGTATTTTATTGCCCACTCGTGGCAGACCAAAACCACTAGAACAATGCCTACGCACTCTACTTGACCGGGCCAAAGACCCCAGTCGAATAGAAGTGATGTTGGCATTTGATAATGATGATAGTGAAAACATCAAACACTTTGTGGATGTCGTACAACCTTATCTTGATGACCTTGGTGTAGAATACAGCGCCATACAGTTTGAAAGATTAGGGTACATGCGACTAAACGAGTACCTTAACGAGTTGGCCAAGCACAGTCAAGGCTCTTGGTTGTTCTTTTGGAATGACGATGCTGTGATGAAAACACAGGATTGGGATCAGGTGATTCGAGACAACGGGCAAGAATTCAATTTGCTCCGTGCCGAAACCAATCACGAACACCCTTATGCTATCTTTCCTATCCTGCCAAAGAAGTGGGTGGAAATTACTGGCCATTTGAGTCCGCATCAAATCAACGATGCCTGGACCAGCCAAGTGGCTTGGATGTTGGATATTGTGAAAACAATTCCTGTAATGGTACACCATGAACGCTATGATCTTACTGGCGAGAACTTGGATGAAACATTCAAAGAACGTATCATGTTGGAAAACATGCCCGGCAATGATCCTAGAGATTTCAATCACATTACCTGGCGCAAACGCAGGGTTGAAGAAACTGAAAAAATTGCAGACTATCTTGACAGCATAGGCCGCGATACCACGTGGTTTAGAGATTCAATGACCGGTAAAAATCCAAACATCTGGGCCAGAATGGTCCTGCAAGATCCACACAAACGATTAAGACAATGGAAGGACAGTCCCTTTGAGCAATGAACTAATAGACAAGATTGTGCAGTACTGGGATCGCCAGCCCTGTAACATCAACCACAGCGCCAGTGAAGTTGGTACTGAACAATTCTTTAACGAGAATAGCGAAAAACGCTACTTTGTTGAACCACATCTCAAAGATCTAGCACAGTTTCATTTGTATGCTGGCAAACGTGTGTTAGAAATTGGATGTGGCATTGGTGCCGATGCAGCTGAGTTTGCCAAGCATGGTGCCGAGTATGTTGGTATCGATCTCAGCAGTGAAAGCATTGCATTGGCCCGGAAACGATTTGAAGTTTTGGGACTGGAAGGTCAATTCATTCAAGGTAGCGGCGATGATGACTTGTCACACTTGGGCAAATTTGATTTGGTTTACAGTTGTGGTGTGTTACATCACTATCCAGACATTGATCGTGTGATTGAAAACATACACAGTTTGACCGTGGACGGTGGCGAGTTCAAAATGCTAGTGTATGCTCGTGACAGTTGGAAGTATGCCATGATCCAAAAAGGTCTGGACCAATACGAAGCACAAGCCGGATGTCCGTATGCCAAAGCCTACACAAAAGAAGAAGTCTATCAGTTGCTAGAGGGCAAATTCCATATCGGACGCATTAGACAAGCGCATTGTTTCATGTATAATGTACCTAAGTACAAGCAAGGTATCTATGAACTGGAACCTTGGTTTGCGGCAATGAGCGAAGAAATGCGTCAAGCAGTTCGCGAATACTTGGGTTGGCATCTACTGGTTAAAGCAACAAAAATATGAAATTAAAAGTTAGTGAGTTATTTTATTCTGCACAGGGCGAAGGACGCTTTGTTGGTGTTCCTTCAGTGTTCCTACGCACATACGGATGCAACTTCACTTGCTCAGGCTTTGGCTGCGCTCCGGGCGTACAGTCTACCGAAGCAGACCAAGTGGCAAAGAACATACACCTGTACAAGGATTTTCTTGAACTGCCGCTTGTGAACACCGGATGTGATAGCTACGCTTCGTGGCATCCTGCATTTAAGGAACTAAGTCACACACTCACACATGATGAACTGATTGAAAAGATGTTGGTTCTTACACCCAATCATCACTGGCAACAAGACAACGGCAATGATGTGCATCTTGTGATCACAGGTGGTGAACCGCTGTTGGGTTGGCAGCGTGGATACGAAGAACTGCTGTCGCAAGGCAGTATGGGTGACTTAAAGAACATCACATTCGAAACCAATGGCACTCAAAAGTTACAGCCAGCATTTCGAACATTTTTGCACGAATGGCGTCGCCCTGCACTAGGGGCCGTGCCCACGCGAGAAATTACTTTCTCAGTAAGTCCCAAGCTATCAGCGTCAGGCGAATCGTGGTCGGATGCTATCAAGCCCGAGATTGTGGCAGACTATCAAATGCATGGCACAGTATATTTAAAATTTGTGGTAGAAACACTGGCACACTTTGAAGAAGTTGATCGTGCTGTGGCTGCATATCGTGAAGCAGGTTTCCGTGGTGTTACCTATGTGATGCCACAAGGCGGTGTGGTCACTCCATACGAACGCAACCGAGTGAATGTAGCTGACTGGGCACTGGCTCGTGGTTATAACTATAGCCCAAGATTGCATGTGGATCTCTGGGGCAATGGCTGGGGCAAATAAATGTCCGAAACAAAAAAACGTACAGTAGCAAGGATGCTTACATATAGATTGACAGCCTGGCTGTTCACAATCTTTTGGACATACCTATTTACAGGTAATCTAGGCAACTCAGCAGGGTTTGCTACTGCATTACACATTCTGTTGAGTGTTGATTACTACATACACGAACGTATATGGTTGAAAATCAAATGGGGACTCAAGTAATGACCAGTCTCCAAAGCAAACAAACATGTTATTTTTAAAATTAAAAGGAATTAATGAGTTATCTATTTACAAGTGAAAGTGTGTCAGAAGGACATCCGGACAAAATCGCGGATGCTATTAGCGATGCAGTGCTAGACATTGTGATGGCTAAACAGGATCCCGCTCTACGTTGCGCATGCGAAACGTTGGTTACTACCAATCGTGTGGTGGTGGCAGGAGAATACAAAGGCGTTTTACATGCTGAGGAAGTTGAATCAGCAGTGAGAAAAGTTATCAAGGATGTGGGTTACGAACAGTCAGGTTTTGATTGGCGTACGGCAGAAATTACCAACTTGTTACACGGGCAAAGTGCAGATATTGCACTGGGTACAGATACGTTTGGCGCAGGCGATCAGGGCTTGATGTTTGGTTATGCCTGCAACGAAACTGATAATCATATGCCCAGTGCAATCTATTGGAGCCATCGTATTGTAGAAACTTTGACTCGTGTACGAAAAAGTTTAGCACTGCCGTGGTTAGGACCAGACGCCAAAAGTCAAGTAACGTTTGAATACAACGACAATGGTACTCCCAAACGCATTGCCAAAGTAGTTTGCTCAACTCAGCATCATGAGTCCGTGGACATCGACCAAGTTCGAATGTCTGTTGAAAGTGTAATCCGTGGTACTCTTCCTGAAAAATATGTTGATGACAAAACTGAATTTTATATTAACCCTACTGGTAGATTTGTTATTGGTGGGCCTGATGGCGATACTGGGCTTACTGGCCGCAAGATTATTGTTGACACTTACGGCGGGTATAGTCCTCATGGTGGCGGAGCCTTCAGCGGCAAAGATCCTACTAAAGTGGATCGCAGTGCTGCCTACTTAACACGCTGGATTGCCAAGAACATTGTGGCAAGTGGTCAAGCACCGTGGGCTACAGTGCAGATCAGTTACGCAATTGGACTTGCACAACCCATGAGTTTCTACGTGGAAACAGCTGACGCACAACAAGGACGTGATCTAACTAAATGGATTCAGGATAACGTTGACTTGACACCCAAGGGTATTATTGAACGTTTTGACTTGTTCCGCCCTATCTATAGTACAACAACTAACTACGGGCATTTTGGCAAAGACTATTTGCCTTGGGAAACTGTGGATTTATTCTAAGGAAACTATATGGGATTTTTTGATAGATTTAAAAAGAAATCTGAGCCCAAGGTCAAGGCCGAGACCAAGCCCAAGGTACCGGTAAAAACAGAAAAGCAACTTGCTACAGAAAAGGGCGAGCCTTATGTGGCTGTGCTTAGTATGGATGTGGATCCCAACAACCTGCATCAAGGTGCATTTGAACTAGACTGGAACGAAATCTTTGTGGCACGACTGGTCAAGGCTGGCTATATGTTGAAACCTGCTGACAGTGACGGCGAGATTGTGGATCGATGGTTTCAAAATGTGTGCCGACATGTTGTGATGGAAACATGGGAACAAGAACAAGCAATTAAAAACTCCGGCATGTATGTGCAAAAACGTGATCTCGGAGACGGACGGAGCGAAATAGGATGATATTCAATCACATTAAAGACCTCAAAGCCGAAGGTAAAAAAATCGGCATCACATTCAGTCAATTTGACATGCTACATGCAGGACACATTGCCATGTTGGCTGAAGCAAAAAATCATTGCGATTATCTAATTGTAGGCCTGCAAACAGATGCCAGCATTGACCGACCGGGAATTAAAAATCCCCCTGTGCAAAGCATTGTGGAACGCCAGATACAATTGAGTGCATGTAGATTTGTAGACGAAATTGTTGTGTACACTACCGAACAAGACCTAATTGACTTGATACTAACCTTGCCAATCGATGTACGCATACTTGGTCGAGAATATGAAGATACTAACTTTACTGGTCGCAATGAAGGTGCTGGGCAACACATTGAGCATGTGTTTAACAGCAGAGATCATTCATTCTCAAGTTCAAGCCTGCGCAAGCGTGTGGTGGCTGCCGAAACAGAAAAAGTATTACTACAACGATGATATTATATGTAAATGGATGCAGTCACACAGCGGCTGCAGAAGCAGTGGTTCCTGATGCGTTTGCTGTGGATGATGGCCGATACGGCATTGACCGCCGCCCTCATCCCATCAACTTGGAAGCCAGCTGGGGCAAGAATTTGAGTCGATTGCTCAACACTGAATTTTACTGTGATGCCGAAACAGCAGCCAGCAATGATCGTATACTGCGCACTACTACAGATTGGATTCACAACAATTATAGCCGCTTGTATGATACTGTGATGGTGATTCAATGGACCACATGGGAACGAGAAGAATGGGTGTTCGAAGGCAAGCACTATCAAGTAAATGCCAGTGGTGTAGACATGGTGCCACCAGAACTTGAAGCTAGATATCGTCAGTACATTTTGGATGTGAATTGGAATCAAAAAACAGATGAGTGGCACAATAAAATCTGGCATCTGCATTGTCGACTAAAAGACCTTAATGTGCGGCATCTTTTCTACAGCGGTAACAGCACATTCAGTGATATGCCAAATCAAAGAGATTGGCAAAATCACTACATCCAACCTTACTCAAGAGAACACAGTTGGAATGCCATACTAAAAAACAACGGATTCGAACATGTGAATCCCAAAAGTTATCACTTTGGAGCCAATGGTCATAGATTTTGGTCGGAATATGTGTTACAATACTTAAAGCAACACAAACTTCTGGACCGATTTGATGAAATATCTACTGATTGATACTGCCAACATGTTCTTCCGTGCCCGCCATTCGGCGCACAGGGCTAGCGACACATGGACTAAATTAGGCTTTGCACTGCACTTGACCATGATGAGTGCTAATAAAGTAGCTAGACGTTTTGGTGTAGACCATGTGGTTTTTGCATTGGAAGGACGCAGCTGGCGCAAAGACCACTACAAACCCTACAAAGCCAATCGTGCTGTGGCACGTGGTGCCATGAGCGAAACTGAAGCAGAAGAGGACAAGTTGTTTTGGGAAACCTATGATGAACTGACTAAATACTTGTCTGAGAAAACAAATTGTAGCGTGATCCGTTGCGCAACAGCAGAAGCGGACGATATCATAGGCCGCTGGATTGCACTACACCCCCAAGATGAACATATTATCGTTAGCAGTGATTCAGACTTCGTTCAGTTGGTTGCACCAAATGTGCAATTGTACAATGGCATAAACGATCACCTGTTCAGTGTTAATGGCGTAACAGATGCCAAAGGCAACAAATTGAGCTTTACAATTGAAAGCAATTCCAAGATCAAAGTAGGCAAAGCTGATAAAGACTTTGTGGCTCCAACTGACTATCAGAAGTGGGTGTTGTTCTTGAAATGTGTACGCGGTGATCCCGGCGACAATGTGTTCTCGGCATACCCTGGTGCACCAGTTAAAGGCACAAAGAATCGTGTGGGCATTACAGAAGCATTTGAAGATCGCAACAAAAAAGGCTACAATTGGAACAATCTCATGTTGCAACGTTGGACTGACCACGAAGAAAAAGAACACAAGGTGCTTGACGACTACGAACGTAATGTCACACTGATTGACCTCACTGCACAACCACAAGAAGTGAAAGATACTGTGGATGCTGTGATCAGTGAACAAGTCAGTGCTAAAGACACGGGCATGGTGGGCGCACACTTTCTTAAATTCTGTGGCAAGTATGAACTCACCAAGCTGAGTGACCAAGCAGAGCCAATTGGTCGCTGGCTGAATCAAACATATCAAGGAGTGTTAAAATGATAGTAGCAAAACCAGTAATTGACAATCAATACTGGATTCTCAAACAAAACAATCAAAAGATTGGTAACATTGAGGCCAGTGCAGATGGTTATGTTGTAAAAATACAAAATCAAGTATCCAATTACAAGACCATGCCCATGGTTAGAGAAGTGATTGACATCACTTTTGAACCTTCCGAAACAGTCACCCCACCACCTAATGATTCAGTTCACGGTTATGAAACCGGGTGTAAGACCTACAATGGATTGTGGAATGTGAGACTGAAGTTGCCGCTGTTTACCAAACAAGAGAAATCCAAGTCATGGTTCGCAGCCGGATGGTACACAGTAAAACAACATCGCTCATGGAAGATTGTGCGCAACCCTAAACTGATTGCACTTGATCGTTACAAGTATCAAGGACCATTTTACACCAAGGAGCTGGCTAGTGAATCCCTTTCGTGATCAAGAAAAATTTATGAAGGCTTGTGACCAAAGCGTTGACAAATTTAATGGCACACAGTTTGATATGTACTGTGCTCTCATCGAAGAAGAACACAAAGAGCTCAAGGTTGCTCTTGCCGAGGACGACGAAGTTGAAATAGTCGATGCGTTGCTGGATATCCTTGTTGTTACAATTGGTGCATTACACAGCTATGGTGCTGATGCCGAAGGTGGCTGGAAGGAAGTCATGACCACAAACTTTGCCAAGATCGACAAAGAAACAGGCAAGGTTCGCAAGCGCGAAGATGGTAAGGTACTCAAGCCAGTAGGCTGGACTCCTCCTAATTTAGAACCATATCTTAAAAAATGAGTTTGCACATCAATCGGTTTATTGACTCAATCAAGGCAGCAGAAAGCCGTGGACAGAAAGATCTTATCATGTCCGTGCGTGATGCCAAAGACTTGCATGGTGATATAACCAAGTTGTTGTTGGCGCTAGAACAATCACGCAGAGAACAGGCCAGGCAAAATGAGCCAATTGAGGTAGTTTTGTCAGGTGGCAGTTTTAAATCTGCATAGTTATTGGGATAAATAAACACGGAGTTTATCTATGTCACGACCCAAGCCACAGGTGTTAATTGAAATCACCAACAAACAAACTTACAAGACCGAGCAAGTGTTGGCCTCGGAAGGCGTATGGGCAGTTTTTTACGAAAACAAACCAATCAACTTAAAAACTTCAAATATGCTTACTCAGTATCCTGGTCCTAAGTACAAAAAAGTCTCATTCTCAAATCCTGGACATGCCAAAAATCTGGCTCGCAAACTTAACACACAGTTTCAAACCACAAAGTTTTCAGTAGTGTTGTTGACTACTGGTGATAAAATTTATCCATAACGTATGTTTGACAAATGGCCGACCAAACTTAATATCGAGTTGTCAACAGCCTGTAACGCAGCCTGTCCGCAGTGTTCTAGATATCTAGATGATGATCCAGAACTTGGTATTGTAGAAAATCCTAACTTACCACAAAACACATTGACCTTGGATGTGTTAAAAACTTTGATAGATCATGAATGGTTAAAACAAGCCAAGCATGTTAAATTCGAAGGCACTCATGGCGAACCAACCATGGCCAAAGATTGCACTGACATACTCAGATGGTTTAGAGAAGTAAATCCCACTGTTACCTTTGCATTGCATACCAATGGTAGTACAAGAAATAAAGAATGGTGGCGCGAGCTTGCACAATTTTTTCAATACAATCCGGAACGACGCAGTACAGTGACTTTTAGTTTGGATGGCATAGAAGATACCAATCACATATATCGTCGACGCACTGTGTGGAAAAAGATCATGGAAAATGCTCAGGCATTCATTGATGCTGGTGGGGTGGCTGTGTGGGATATGATTGTATTTGAACACAACGAGCATCAAGTGTTGAAGGCGCGGAAGTTGGCCAAGAGCATGGGATTTTATTCATTCGGGGTCAAAGTCAGTCAGCGAACTCTTATTAGGCCAATTGAATGGCTCAAGCAACCCAAAACTTGGAAAGAAAATCAAGGCACTGGCACGGTCAAAATTAATTGCATAGGCAAGCAATTTGATGAGTTGTTTTTAAGTGCCAACGGACTTTATATGCCGTGTTGTTTTATCAACGAAAATGCATACGGTCCTGCTATGCCTTCAACACAAAAAGAAATTGAAGAAGTGCTAGGAGATTTTTCTCAATATCACAGCAGTCACGGACTTGATCATGCTCTTGAATTATTTCATCGTGTGAGTGATCGGTGGGAAACCAATCCCATGGAAATTTGCAAAAATATGTGTGGCAATGGCCATTGGCCGGACCGAATGCAACAAAAACAAGTGACTGAAGCATGGCCCGAACGGTTCCAAGCACAACACAATCAACCTACTTTGTAAGTCGGTGATCACCAAAGAAGAAATTACACAGAAAATTCTCCAAGGTCTTCCTGAAGAAGATCGTCCCACTTATGAAGAAGCGTGTAAATCATGGTGGATGAACTTTAGAGAAGGCGGCGGGTTTAGACTGACCAATGCTGGATACATGGCCTTGAGCACATGGAAGTTTGAAACATACTCATTTGCTGTTCCGACTAACATAGTTGCTATTGCTAGACATTTGCTGACCTTGGACAAAAAGTTGGATTGTCCTTACTACATCAAAATTGGCAAGAATCCGCAAATTGTTCTGTTTGGCAGCCAGCAGGCAGTGATGTTAGCCATGTACAACGACTTGGAAAAATGGTTAAAGTATCTTAATCGCACATGATTGTGCCTGGCGTACAAAATTTGCTCGTATCCAATTAGGGTACACATCAAGCACAAATTGTTTTTGATGTTGCAATCGTTCTTGGTATGGCTTGAGATCAATATTGCCTAGTATTAACTCTTTATTAAGTTTTAATGCTTCTTCGACTCTACGGTCATTGGGCAACCAATCATACGACGTGTTTACTAAATCTTCAAACATATCAAATCCAAGTTCTCGACAGTCTTGCACAATACCCGGATGTCCAATCAAAATAGGTATCTGTCCGGCAATCATTGCCTGCAATGTTTTTTCAGTTATTATGCCGGGTCGGTCTTCATACTGTGTTTCTGTAACAATGTTTACAGAGCACTGAGAATACAATGGTGCTAGACGCACAAAGTTTTTGTCATTTTCAGTACCGCGATAGCTAGAATAGTTCCATTGGTCAAGTAATATTTCGTCCCCATAACTTAAAATACCATCTGGCCAGGTTTTAAGAATGTTTACTACTTGCAATCTGTGATTGCATTTTCTACCATTCAGACATTGCCAGGCCATGGATCTAGGTTGTTCAAAGTGATATTGCCATTCTGTTTGTCGTTTTCTAATAGTCTCGCAGGTTGCTAGATTATGATTGCTAAACTCAATAAGATTGATAGGCCCAGAGTACAGCTGATCTAGCCCATGACTCCAATATGTTACCACCACTTGATTAGAATGCTGACCATAGTGTGATTGTACTTGTGCTAATTCTGTTAATCCTGGAGTAACAAAGTCTTGAAAGTGTAGCAGTATCAACGTGCGTGGACCAAACTCAACATTGGGCAATCGAAGAGGCCAGCCAGATTGTGAGTTGTAAGGGGGTTGAAAACAGTTGTATTCAGCCACAAGTTCTACACCCAATTGATCAAATGTATGGGCAATTAATTCAGCATAGTTCACAGGAGTATTTACTAAGTATTTGATGTACTGGAATAATCCGTTAATTGAAGCACATTTTCCCGGCGACCAAGATCCTGTTCATGACAGTTTACACAATGGCACACATTGTTTATTTTGGAATCCAACCGCAGAATTTCAAAACTTACCAACCAACCAACGACTTGGTGAACTGTGCAGATGGGCCATGGAATGGCTTGATCACGACGGCATAGATGGGTTTGCTGCCGATGCTCGCAATCATTATGATATTGCTAACTTGGTCAAATTGAATCTGTGGATACATGATATTCGAACACAAGGTATTGTGAAACCTTGGTTGTTGCTGGATCAAGATGGTACACTAGTCCCTGGTACCGGGGACAGTAGATTGAGATGTCTGGAACGCATACCAGAAATTCAAACTGTACCAGCATTCATAAGCACACATGTCAACAGAGCCGATCAGTATCAGCATCTTGAGCCTGTGACCACGTTGGATCAGTTTGCTCGATTATGCGGAGCACGGCCTGGACAGTTGTTTACTTTTAGGCTGACAGATTCCGCTGCACCATTTGGCATGTACTGGTACGAATACAACAGTGACCAGACCAGATGGGTCACACCTAATGAATCAGATTGTGTGCAGGCCTTTGTGGCCTATGCCCATGCTCATCCAGAAATTGTTATTACTCCTGAGTGGTTTGATCACGTGATTGACTGGAATCAATACCACAATATTGTAAAAAAGTAGCCAACTGAATCTGTTTCCACTGTTCAGATCGATCAAGAGATGCAGGCACATGTACCCCCATCCAAGGCAAACTGTCGTTGCAGTGTCCTGCAAATCCTTGTTTGGGCAACAGTAAATCTCTAGGCCATTTTTCTAAAAACTTGTTTTGTAATAATGGTTTGCCTTGCCTCAAGTGCCAAGGTAAGTTAAGAGCAAACTTTATAATCTTAGGATGCATGAATGGCGAACGCGGTTCTATACTGTGTGCCATGGTCATGGTATCTACGCCACGTGCATCAACTGCTGTGATCTGCACAAGGTAATCCATTAGTAGTGTGGCAGCACCTGCATGCCCTTGTGACGCAGACACACACTGATCCCAAAGACGTTGACTGTCTGTGTCTGATGGATCAAAACAACTGTAAGGACTTGCAGATGTTTTGATGTCAAATGCCATGTTGCGATACACAGGATATCCGCCAAATAATTCATCAGCGGCTATGCCAGTAAACAAGATACGTTGTTGACAGTGATGAGCAATGTGCCATTGGCCAACAAAACTCCAACTCTGCACAGGCATTTGTGAACACTCAATGATGTCAACATAGTCCTGTGCCCAGTCACGTTCGGTCATGGGCAACTCAGTGAGATTTTGACATTGTTGATCAGTTAAGAAATCTCTAATTCTCATGCTCACAGTGTCTTTGCCTTCACACACTGTGGTATACAATCCCGCAAACTCCGGCATGGCAGCCAGTATGATTCCAGAGTCCACGCCACCACTAAAGGTCAATCCTGCAGGTTCCGTAGGGCGCATGTCTGCTATGACCTTGTTAAATATCCAATCAAATTCTTCTTGAGCTTCTGAGTCACTCATAGACTGTGGTGCTTGGACCCAGTCAAACATGCTGTCAAGCTGAAAACTCAAGCCAGTTTCGGTATACAATCGACCTGGTTCACAGCGTTCAATGCCCTGATAAGGTGTGCGGCGTATGGTAGGCCAGTGCTTTTGACTCCATGCGTCAACTTGAATTTTGGGCTGTGTATAACACAAGATTGCCGACACTTCACTACTAACAATCAAAATATCATCGTCTTGATATCGATACAAACAACGCTCGCCTTGTGGATCTGTTGCAAATCTCACTGACTCAAAATCAGTGTACACCCAAGCCCAAGGACCTTCAAAGTACGGAATCTTTTTGTAGTTTTGTTCTCGCACAGTGCGATACACTAATTCTGTGTCTGTAGTGTATCGGCCAAACCAACGATAGTTATAAACTTCACCATTGTAGGCCAAGAAGTCTGATCGTGGTCGATGATAAAACTCATCTTCACCTGTGATATGTAACACAGTTTGCGCTATAAAAATATTGTCATGATGCTGGTAATGTGTGAAGTCTGGGCCACGAGCATGTATTTTATCAACTGCTTGTAGGTGTAGGTCAAGGTCAAGAGGCCGCTGACTTTTCACAAACAATATGCCGCACATTATTTTATTTTTTCAATTACACTGGGCCACCAGTTGGCAAAATCTGTAGGCCAGTTGGATTGCATTTGCGCTAATAAATTTTGGTTATGCTGTGCGGCTTGTTCACAGCGTTGAGATAGTTCAGGCCACGACGTAGCTTTAATCTTTTCGACAGCATCATGTCCTTCAAAGATAAAAACTACCATTTTATCTCCAGGGTCAGCAGTTTTATTTTCAATTATACTATCATAGTCATGATTGATTAAGTCATGTAAAACATCAAATCCCAAACTGTGCAAGTATGCCACAGTATGTTTGCCCGAATACACAATCCACGGCACAGGCAAACACAAAGCTCTAAACATTTTTTCACTGAGGGCTACAGTGGTATCCGAACTGTAAGTTTCTATTACAATATTAGCCCAGGCTTGTAAATGTGATTGTTTGTGTTCGAGATCATGATTACAAAACGGCATGTGTGGTAACAAGTCGTCATATACATGTTGATAAACTTCTTGATACTGCAATTCCAATTGTTGCCATTGCTGTGTAAAATTTTCTTTCAATCCATTGACTGAACCGTTGTCGCCAGACCAGGACCAACAATTAAAATTAATATAATCCAAATTGTCAACCTTGAATCCGTTAAGTGCCATTAACATAACACGGTTCCATATTTCTAATAATACCAACATACGTTTAGTATCCAACCTGTTTACACTAAAATTAAAACGTCTGTCAGGGTTCCATTTTGCGTCAGACGGTGTATGATTGTATATGCCAAAAAAACTAGGAGGTAGTTGGCACACTTGATATTGAGTTGGGACAGTAATGTAATTGTCTGTGATGACTACTGTGTCTTTATCAAAAAGATAAGGCAACGATGTGTTGTGATTTGTGCTACAGGTTGAAAAATCATCAACCAGGCATATCACAACTTGGCGTGTGCCACGTTGATAAACTTTATTATTGTCGCTTAGTGGTTCATATCCAAGTGATAACAAATTGCTTCGAAAGAAATTCATGAGCATATTTTCATGCCAAATACATTGACTCTTTTGAAATATTTCTCCCTGATAAATTTGATGGTATAAATCTGTCATGTCAATACTTAGTAACACCAATGACCCTGGGCTAAAATAGCAAAAAGTAGTACTTTTTACACCCAAAAAAGGTAGTACTTTTGTTGTATTTTTGCAACAGACATTTTGGTTGACGGAAAATGCCCGAAATGCTATAATACACACATGATGCGAAAGAAACGTACTGATCGAAGCCACATAGTGTACTGTATCCAAATTGGATTTGAGTACTACATTGGTATTACCGCAAAAACCCAGCGCACAATTAACATGTCGCTCCGTAGCCGTGTGAACAAGCACATCTACCGTAGCCGTACAGAAGACAAAGCCTGGAACCTGTACGAAGCAATTCGTGCCGCTGGCGAATCGGCTATCAACTACACCATCATCGACATTGTGCGTGGCAAAGATGCCGCACACAAGTTGGAGCGCGAGTTAATACAAAAGTATGCACCTGCGCTGAACACGGATGTTCGCGTGAAGCAAAACGGTTGACACCAAATCACCGTTTTGCTATAATACACACATAGACAACAAAGGAGCCCGATATGACCACTATAACTGTAGCACAAATGATTGAGGCACTCAGTGCCCTGCCCGCTGATGCTCGCTTGGTAGTGACCGAGTCTGGTTATTACTCCTACAGTGAGTTTGCGGATATCATGTTGCCGGAAGTGTATACTCCGGAAAATGATTTGACGCCAGGCGCACCCGTGTATCGTATTGGACATTCACATCAATCTTATTAAGGAGCCCAACATGACCAACTGGACTGACCCTATCATACATTGGAATCAACTGCCCGGCACGGAAGTCAAACGACTGCTGGCCACATGGGGCATGGATGAAAAAGCCATAGCCCGCTATGATGCCAAGCATGGCTTTGCGCCGACACCGTTGAAAGTGCCTGCACCTGCAAAGGCAGTGGCAGTAAAGCCTGTGGTGGTTGCAGTGCCTAAAGCACCTGCAAAAAAGGCCGCACCTGCAAAGCCAGTGGCTCGTCAAAAGCATACAGGTGCGGACGGTGAGGTGAAGTTTGTGCCGCACCGCAATCTGTTTGTGGGCTTCTGGGGTGGTCGAGTGGTGGTGACCAAGCGCACCGAAGCCGCATGTGTGGAGTTTTTGAAAGCCTGCCAGGCACAAGGAGAGTAACATGCCCTGTAGAGACTATGCGTCAGACAGTTATTCCAGCCCCACTGACAGTAGGCAGTATCGCGATCTCAAAGATCGTGCTGACCTGCTGGCTCGCATTGCCTGCAAGGCCATGACTGAACTGGAAAACAACAAGATTGAAGATATGCTGTTGCTCCGTGATGACGAAGTGCGTGAATGGTGGGCCAAACACAAAGAAGCAGACCGCAAGGCCCGCGAAAAGGAAGAACGCAAACAAGAGCGTGTGCGCCTGCGGCGGGCGGCCCTGCGTAAACTCACAGCAGAAGAAAAGGTTGCACTGGGTCTCAAAAAGAGCACTGACCCAGACCTCGAGGAAGATGTCACGCAAGACCTGTTGGCAGTGGCTGACAAGATTCTCAAAAAACGCTTTACAAGAAAGGAATGGCAAATATGAACAAAGAAATTGAACTGGTGCCCGGTGGTGGCCGTTACTACCGTGCAATGACATTTCATTGGCTGGTTGTGGCTGTGCTGATTGTGCCTGTGGCCACAGCCTTGATTGTGGCCATTGTGAATCCCTTGTGGTTCCGCAGTGCCATGTTTGACTGGGTTGAGCGTGGTGTGAACCGTCTGAGCCAGTGGCGCAATTATCAAAAGTATCGCATCTACTTGGGCACCGATCCCCGCATGTGGCACACCCTCAAAGGCGACTTGAAGTGAACGAACGAATTCAAGAACTTGCTGAACAGTGTCGAATTGAAACTTATGGTGTCAATGGTGAACTGTTAACATTTGGGTTTGACGAGGAAAAGTTCGCCGAGTTGATTGTTCGGGAATGTATGAATATTGCTAAAAATTGGCAGGATCAACTTGAAAATGCCAACAGTCTCAGCGAATCAAATGCAGTGGGCATTGTTGCATATCGGATTGCACGACAATTTGGAGTTAAAGAATGAATGAACGAATTAAACAACTTGCTCTACAATCGCAGTTAGTGTATGAAACCACTGATGGTAAAGTATACAACTCGTGGGAAGATTATGTTGATTTGACTGAATATGTTGAAAAGTTTGCCGAGTTGATTGTTCGGGAATGTGCTGATACAGTATTAGGGTTTCATAATCAATTCGGTGATAGTGCCCACAATGAGATTAGACAACATTTCGGAGTTGAAGAATGACGGCAGGTGAGCGGGCAGGCTGGTGGGCCATTGTATACCTACTCTTGGTAGGTGCGGCTGCTTACTTCGTGATCTTTATGGTCGTTTTTAGTTTTGTTAAAAAATTGATTTGGGGTTGAAGAATGAACAAGCGTAAAATCACTACCCGAGTTATCTTTGATGGTGTTGTGGATAGTACCTTTACCCAGATGCGACAAGTGTATACTGATGACCGGGGCGAGTATGTAAACTGCGACCGCAATCGGTATCACATTGAGAATGATAGTTTTGACATTGTTTATACCACGGGCAGAGCAATTAGTGGTAAAGATTTGTTCAAAGAACATTTTGGAGTTCACAGTGCCTAAATTGTACATGTTGGTAGGAGTGCCAGGATCAGGCAAAAGCACCTGGATCAAAGACCAGGTCTGGGCCTTGGGCTTGAGTGTGGTCAGCACAGATCCCTGGGTGGAAGATTATGCTCGTCAGCAGGGCAAGACCTATTCAGAAGTGTTTGAAGAATACATGCCTGTGGCAGTGCGGCTCATGACCAACCATGCGTTGACTGCACAGGCCAACAACAACGACATCATCTGGGATCAGACCAGCACCACACGGGCAAGCCGGGCCAAGAAGTTTCGCTTGTTGCCCGACTACTCGGCCATTGCTGTGGTCTTTCCCACGCCCGAGCCGGCAGAACTTGAACGACGATTGGCCAGCCGTCCTGGCAAAACCATTCCACCCGATGTGATCGAGCGCATGATTGAAGACTGGGAAGAGCCAGACTTGTCGGAAGGCTTTGATGAAATTTGGAGAGTGTGATGAACGAACGAATTCAAAAACTTGCTGAACAGGCGCAAAAGATTGTAGGATACCTTGATGGTGGATATACTGAGATCAAAGCATTGGATCAGGAAAAGTTCGCCGAGTTGATTGTTCGGGAATGTGCCGAGTATGCTGAACATGAACTGGATATGGCAGGATACAAGAAAAAGTTTATGTTGAAACATTTCGGAGTTAAAGAATGATTGAAGTCAAAATTGATTTTATCACAACCCCAAGGTTTGGACAAACTTACGAACAGGTTCAGTCTCTGATTAAAAGAAAACTCGATGAACTGGCGGTTGAAATTGAAGGTGATTATTACCATACTCAATTTCTGATCGAACAAAACTTCAGTGGCAAAGAATGATCTGGCATTGGAGATCGGCCTTGCTTTTTCTTTTGGTATGTGTTATAATGTTTGGACCAATGATTTATATAACATTTCAGAGTTGAAGAATGAACGAAGAAATTGTAAAGAATTGGGTTACCGTTCCCAGAGTGAATGCTGATAAAGCATTGTCATGGGCAAAGCAATGGAATGAATACATTACCAATGACTATGCCGTGATTGGTGGTAGAACTGAACACTATCAAAAGGGCAATGACTATGACAATTTTGATTATTTCTTTGCGGTGGGTGGTATGGGGTCGGGTATCATTGACGAATTTAATAGATTGTTTGGAGTTAAAGAATGATTGACTACCACGAAGCAATTAAAGAAATGCACCGTGGCAATGTTGTCAAATATGTAGGCACCATAAATGGTAATGTAATGACCGACAAAGGTTGGTGTTTCTGTATGCAACGAGGCGTCATCTTTGTCCACAAGGACGGCAAGGTTGTGCCCAAGAGTTCTGGCAACATGGTTTACGATCCAGACTTTCGTTATGAATTGACAGGTGAAACCGTTGAACCAAGAGGATGGCCAAACAAACCCAAAAAGTATCCAGAGATTCGTCCGTTGGACAAACAAGGCCGTAAAGAGATAAAATCAAAGTTGGGTTATAGTAGAGTAGGATTGAGGAATGTATGAATGAAAAGATTAAACTATTTGCTGAACAAGTAGACAAAGAATTTGATAATCCTGGTGCCAGACACAAAGCAATAGAAAGGTTTGCCGAATTGATTGTTATGGAGTGTGCTGATATATTAATAGAAAATGGCAACAAACAATTTACTATTAGAACGGTAGAACCAGAATCACACAACAAAACCACTGATTGGATGGAAGGCTACGAAGAAGCCGTTAAACATTATGGCAGTTTCTTGCTGAAGAAAAACGCCAAACTTATTAAGAAACATTTCGGAGTTGAAGAGTGACTGATGAAATTTTAGGTTATCGTAAAGCTGGTAAAGATAATTGGCAATCAATTGTTCAGCCTAAAGGTTATATGTATACAGCGGCTGTTATGACTTGCGGTTGTTGCGGTGGTTGGATTAGTGGTATGGGTGGTCCCGGTACCCAACATACATATTGTGTTCCTTGTTATGAGAAAGAACAAAATGAACGATCGAATTAGAGAACTTGCTCATGAGGCTGGATTACCAACATACAATCCAGATGGTATCCCAACCAAGCTGGAAAAGTTTGCCCTGTTGATTGTAAGAGAATGTATCGGTTGTTGTGAGCAAGCGATTAGTGATCCTGTTCCCGAATCGGTAGACACTTGGTTGAATGGTGGTTCGCAATGTATTAGCGAGATTAAAGAACATTTCGGAGTTGAAGAATGATTAGAATAATTCTAGCTTTTGTTGTGGTGTTTGGCATGTTCTTTTTTGGTATTCGGTACATGCGGAACATGTCCGGAAAAGAAACATGGAGTTTGGTAAAACTCTTGACTTACAGTGCATTTTGTGCTATACTTACTTTTGGTAGTCTAATCGCCCTTGTGGTGCTTTTTTAAGGATATAAAATGAAACGTATTTTGACTCTCTCCGTTCTTGCCGCGGCTGTGCTGGCAACAGGTTGTACTCGTATTGAAACAGGTGAAGTTGGTGTCCGTGTTGGCTTTGATAAACAAGTACAGCAAGGTGAACTTTTGCCTGGCTCGTTTAATCAAACTTTCTGGGGTGATGTTCTTACATTTCCAATCAAGGATGTGAATGTTAGATTGGACGACATGACCCCAGTGGCCAAAGATAACTCAACAATGAAAGACTTTGATGCTGTGGTTATCTATAACATCAATCAAGCACAGGTTGCAGAGCTGTACTCAACCAAGAGCCAAGCATTCCATGCTCGACAAAACGGCGACATTTATTTGATGTTTAATTATATTGTCCAAACTGCTCGTAATGCTATCTACAAAGAAGCTCGCAAGTATGAGGCATTGGATATGGCTGACAATCGTCAAGTGATGGAACAGGCAATCAAAGAACAAATTCAAAAGAGTTTGGCTGATGAAAAACTTGACGGTAGTTTGGTTGTTGGTCAAGTGTTGATTCGGAATATTGTACCTGCCGATTCAGTTGTTGCAAGTGCAAATGAGTTGGTTCGTGCTAAGAATGAATTGAAACAAAAAGAAGTTGAAGTTAAGACTGCAAAGATGGAAGCAGAGCGTATGCAAGCATTGAGTAATCAAGGTGCTCAGTCAATTGCTTACATGCAAGCGCAGGCTATGATGAATATCTCAGAAGGTATCAAGAACGGCCGTGTGCAAACGATTGTTGTTCCTGCAAACTTCAATGCGCTGATGATGCAAAAATGATCGATCTTGAAACTGCACTAAAAAATCACGACTGGAGTCTGGATGGGTATAAAACTCGTCCCGACCTAGATCGTTTGATGAAAGAAAATCCCGACTCAAGTCAAGCACTTTGGGAACGATACTGCCCATGGAGTGACACTAACGGTGGGTACATTGCTTGGAGTCGTAGATGAGCAATAAAATCACTGCGGCAATGCTTGACCGCAAGATTGCATGGTGTGAGCAAAAGCAAGCGGAAGCCAAGGCAGCGGCCATCCGGCACATGCAGGATTTCTATTTTGAAAAGACTCGTGCCAGTGTGACCGAGGCATGGCCTGAAAGTTTTAATGGACCCGATCTTGCTCAAGTATTAAATGTAGAACGTGTGAGTTATAGGATCTACTACAGTCAAGATAATCTCACTTGCCGACTGTTTGTGTTCCGTCCGCACTGCACGCCTTTTGAAACTGAAACAATGTTAGGCATGGGCTTTGTACCTGCACAAGATGGTGATACAGAAAACATTCCCAATCAACCCGTAGAGGAAGTTGAAAAATGAATCGATTTAGACCACAAGATATATCTAAAAAGTATATCATGCAAGAACGCCGAATGGGTATCTGGGTAAACTACAACTGGCAAACTCGCAACAAATGGTATCCTGCAGGCTGGAAGCCCAATCACATCAGCATTGGGCGCAGATTTGGCCACTTGCATTATCTTGCTTGCCATGCACCAGCACCCGTCCAAACGCAGTGGCGGGCGGCGTACCAGCGATTCTGTGACCAGCACATTCCCAGCCGTGCCAGCATGCGATATCTTGCTGCCTTCACTTATGATTCCAGGCTATGAACGCTGAACTTGAACGCCTGGTGCGGGCCGCTGGCGCACCCGAAGAAGTCATGACGGAACTTTGGTTTGCTATCTTCTGTCAACAATTTGCTGATCTGCTGATTGCCGAAATGGAAGGTTGACAAACACTTCGCATTTTTGTATAATAATTCTATACAAAATAGAAAGGGTATGCTATGGAATTTCTTCCAGTATTAGAACTAATTGACAGACTCTGCATTGCCAGAGTAAAACATGCACGAACCAAAGGTGCCAACCAAGTTGAACTTGATTGGTACGAGGACAAGTTTCAACAACTACCACAAAGTCCCGAACTGGATTCAGACATTCAAGCCATGACCGATATCCATCATGCTATCTGGGATTTGGAATGGCAACTTAAATCAGGCGTGGAACAGATGTTGAGTCTACAAGAAATTGGCCGGCGTGCCATTGCCATTAGAGATCACAACAACAAACGCATTGCTTACAAAAATTCCATTGCCACTATTTTGGGGCATCCAGTAAAGGAAATTAAACACGACCACTTGGCCGACGGCACAGTTGACACTAAATAGTTTTCCTGCTACAATGTAGCACAGGGCCAATAGCTTAATGGTAAAGCAACCGACTCATAATCGGTCGAGTCTTGGTTCAATTCCAAGTTGGCCCACCAAACACTGGCCGTAGTATAATGGATAATACAGTTGCCTTCTAAGCAATCAATCCAGGTTCGATTCCTGGCGGCCGGACCATGCAGTAAATAACACAAAGCCAGAGTGGTGGAATGGTATACACAGCAGACTTAAAATCTGCCGCTTGAAAGGGCATACGGGTTCGATACCCGTCTCTGGTACCAAATATTATGAACAAAAGTCCTGCCCGCGGAACCTTTCACAGCCAATGCAGAATTGAAGATGTCATTGCGGAAGGAGGCAACCCTGATGAAGATGTTCAACGAGCTTTAGATCTTGAACGCATGATCAACGAACACAATGCCCAACGGTA